GAGGTAATTCTCGTTGGCATCCATCCAAGGTTTACGGGATTGCTCGTCCTGAGTAACCCCATTACACACGTAATCCGCAATACTGTTGCGGACTTCTTCATCCAGACCTTCAATTACATTGACTGTTGCCAGATCATCTTCTAAGTTCATTTATTCTAGTATCCCGTAACCGCGTTTCTACCTAGAAGATGAGCACCAGACAACCGGAACTCCTCTTCCCAATCCATATCCTCAATCTCGACTTGAGTAGGTGCCTCTACCATTCGCTCTAAAGCGAGGCCAAGTACTGCCAGAGAGGCTACTTGGTCATCGTGACTAGCTCGGGGAAACGAAGTCATTTCCGCCTCTAGAGTCGGATACCATTCACCTTTCTTGTTGAATTTAACCATTCCTGCTCGCATACGCCCTTGGATGCTACGAGCGCGCGTGAGAAGATCTTTCGTAGGCGTGATCTCGACAATCGCCGGGAAAAGGTTTCGTTTGGGCATCTCCTCGTAGAGGAAAGGACCAATTGCCTTGGAAATCTTCTCCTTCTCAATGGCGATGAACTCCGGTTTCCACTTACGTTCCATTGCGAAGATCGTATCGATGATCTCACGTCCGTCGAAACGTTCCCGGATGACATCCAAGATATAGAGTGTACCATCACTGTCCATCCCGGAAACAATAAACACCGAGTAGTCCGATCTCTCTTTTTCCGAAATAGCCAAGTCCACACTGATGTAGTACGTAAGAGCCTTGCGTTTCTCGTCAATGTCATTCTCGTCTTTGGCACTCAAGGGAATGAAATCCGCCCTGCGGAAATACGCCTTGGTAGGATCTAGTGGATAATTAAGGTACTCCTGACTGTACACATCAGGGATACCTCTTTGGAAGTATTCCTGACGAATCTCACTCAGTTTGTCCTTGGGGAATCGATTCTCCCACAGGATATGTGAGAAGTCTTCGTTGTGAGCCCTGTACTTAACCGACTTCCACATGGACTTCTTGGGGTTATCCGACCAAGACCGAAGATGATCTTTCCGGGTGAACTTGTCCCAATCCTTCGGCATCATCTGCTCAAGGAATGAGTCCATGTGAAGTACCGTCCCTACAACCCTCATCTTCCCATCAGGAGCCAGACAAGGGATAAGAGCACCGTAGATCCACCGGAAGAACTTCTCCCGTCTCTCCTTGTTCATCACCAACTCATCATTCTCCATGTCATCACAGATGATGAGTTTGGGACGCATACCATTCCACTTGAGACCACGAAGAGACTGCTCACTACCCTTGGCAAGGATACGGAACTGATACCCGTCATTCATCTCTACTACGACATCATTCTCCGTGAACTTGACCCATCTCTTGAATCCGAAGAGTACTTGGAGATCCGAGTTGTCGTTGATCTCCATCTTGATATCGTTAAGGAACTGTACTGCCTGAGTCTCGGTATCGGAGACTATAACAAGGAAGGGGGCCTGCCTAAACATCACTGCCGCTAATCCGTAAGTATGGGAAATAGCCGTTGACTTGGCGTGCCCCCTTGGCGCAGCAATCGCAACAAACTTGGAATCGCTGCAACAAAGGTCCCACCATTCCCGATGACAATCCGGTGTTTCACTTGGTTGATCGAATCTCTTCTTGAGGAGGGAACCTTGGAATCCCTCGATCATCTGTGCGTTAAGCAGACTCACTCTTCAACTCAGGTTTAGCTTGATTGATATAACCTACAAGGACATTGGTTGCATTCTTCTTGCCCCCGTACTTGTCTGCCTTGAGGTCCTTAAGAGCAAGAGGATTAATTACCACCTCTTCTTCTTTTAAAGGAGTTTCTTCCACTACAGTTCCCTCGATGGTTCTCATCTTGGTGAACTTCTCAAACTCATCTGCCAACTTCTTGAGTCGTTCCGTAACGGTAGATTCTTCCATCCGGGCATCTTTCTTTTGACGAAGAAGTTGTCTCTTGTCCAGAAAGGAATTGACTACCGTAGTCCCGTCTCTGGCACTGATGGGTTTCCGTACCATCTGACCCCTGTTGGGATCGTAGATGTAATCCCCCTTGTCAATCCGGTCTACTACGAGATCAATTGCCTTGTCTACTACTTTCGTGAACTTGACATCCAGTTCGTCATCGGCCTCAAGTCTGATCCTTTCGATGATCTGGGGCCACCAGTCCTGTGTTTTCCACTGACGAATGGTTCCGCTCGGGATTCCTGTGATACGCTCGACTTCGCTTGCATTTCCCACGAGCGCGTACGTGGTTGCTCCTCGAATTCGATCATTTGCCCTCCACCACTTCTTCTTGGCACTTCCTCTCCGACGATTGGCATACCTCATGGTACATTTAGGATCGAGGGAGATCGTCTTGGCATCTATTACATCTGGCACTGCGGCCATAATCTCTTCTGTTGTAAGGTCTCTCATTGTCTTTAGAATCTAAGTTTCTTCTTCAGTTTACGTGTGAATTCTTCCAGTTTACTCCTCTCCGGAGCCTGTCCTTCCCAGATACCCCCATAAGGAATGGAGGACTGAGTAAAGTAATAATCCCGCAGTTTGGGGTCCACCTTTCCGTTGGTGTGAAACAGTTGTTTCCCTACTTCATCATCAAGGATGTTCGTACCCTTCGGGAGACCACCTTCGTATCCCGTCAAGTTGGCAATCAGTTCTTCCGGGCTACGCCCCGGATGAGTACCCCATTTTGAGACATCATACTCAGGATTGGCAATCTGGTGCATCCTTTCCCGTAACTTGAAGTATGATGTATCTCCCAATGCTCCTGCTGGAACTGACCCCCCTTCTGCCGGTTTGAGTCCCTTTCCTTCCCGTTGTACCCTAGAGTGGTAGTTCTCGTGGGCAAAGGTCTTGACCTTGCGGGCAGGGCCGTGATTCCCTGCCAGAACTACCTGCCCTGCCAGAGGATGCCCCTTGGGGTAGGTATACCCTGCAGCAGTCAGTTCATCCCGGAAATACAAGGGATCAGGAGTACCGGGAGAAGGAAGGAATCCTGAAGAGGAAGCATTGGTCTTCCCGAGTTCTTCCAGAAAGTCCGGGGGGAATTGATGAGAAGCGTCAAGAGTAAACATGTCCGTAGGAGTCATCCTACCCGCTTCCCTGAACTTGTCTCGGGTAGTGTTGGGTTTCTTGGCAATGGACTTGAGGTACTCGACGTAGGGATTCTCCATAGGGGGCACATTATACATCATGATTTAAATAAAGTCAACAAAAGGAGGCCCAGCCCGGCGGCGGTGCCGGTTCAGACAAGAGGTATAGAAGAAGAGAAAGAAGAAAAGCTTTTTGCTTTAGAACCATTCCTACTCTTTATTGAGTAGGAATGGTTATTATATAATATAATATATATTATATATATTAATATATATATTATATATATAAGAGAATCCCCGGCCCTCTGCCGGGGAATCCTTAAAGGAACCTCCCCCAATCCCCCCGATGTACCTGGGGGTATATCAGAAATTATGCAGAATTTTCTAACATGAGGTTGAATCCCAATATAGGCCCCCGAATTTTCCCCCCACCCCCTCTCGACCCAGGGATACGTACGGCAAGTACGCCATCACTCTGAATCTAAATGAGAATCATTCTCACCTACCCCCGGATTGATCGATGAATTCAATTAGAAACCTGTAAATTGGGGAATCAATCGATTAGGCTATACCTTTTGCCATGCGGAACGGTACGCGATAGCACGGTCAACGGGACGCTGGCACTCGCCGCGATGGAGTGCTACTACCTTGTGGATAACCTTGTGGATATCCTGTGGATAACTACCAAATGAGAATTCCTCTCAAAACCCGCCAGACAGCCGTGGAGCGCACGCGGGGGCTGGCCCGCTACCCTACCCTAGGCTGGACAGCCGTGCGCGCACGCGCAGCCTACGCGCCCCCCAGAGGCATGGCACAATCCTTGCAGTCTGTCTATTTTTTATACAGCGAGTTGCGTCAATACAACACTTTCGGCATTATTGGTAACAGGTAGCCCGTACGTGGGAGCCCTTACGTGGAACCTTTCCGCGTTGCCGTGGTCCAACGCGCGCACCTTAGATCCCGTACGTAGTGTCCCGTACGGTGTAACACGTACTGCCAGGTACGTACGGCCTGGCCCTTACGTGGAACTAACTCGCCCCCGGGCTGGTCAACCCTATACCATCAACTACCATCGGACGTTATCAGTAACCGCCAGACAGGGCGGATGACACAGGCGGGCTGGCTGGCGAAACGAGCGCCAAGGTCCCATAGGTTATTAATAACTCGGCGCTCCCCGCGAATGTGCGAACGGCGGAAACCTAGGACGGGGAGAAGTATCGGATTGACGCGGGGAAACTGAACCCCATTACATCGTGGATACTTAGGTGATCTGCCTTACGTGACAGGCAAGGCAGACTCCACGTTAGAGTGCGTTATTGATAACGGCCATCCCGGCCGGTACGTAGCGCACTATTTAGTGGAGTAAAATCATGGGCATGATATACGTGCAGAAACCCCGTGCGGCGTTTACGTTTGATCTCGGGACGCAGGATTTCGCACAATTCGACGCTATCAAGGCGGGCGTTGCGGCGGGTAGCAAGGCGGCGAGCATGGCCAGCAATGCCACGATTGCGTTGTGTGCCATGCACTCCGATACGCTCGACGGCTGCCTGCCGGACGACAAGTCTGCCGTCGTGGGCGGCATGAAGGCGTGGCGCAAGGCAGAATGGACGGCAGCATTCAAGGATCTTTGCGGGAGCATGTTGAATAAAGACGAGCGTAAGGCGATTGCGCCTTACGTCACGTACATCGGGACGGCATTCTGGCACGGCGTAAGCCTTCTCCATCCGACGGAGGAGCGTTGCCGTACGCTTGCGGAAATCAAGGAAGAACTGGCCGCGTTCAGCGAGCCCGAGGATGGTGCATCAATTCTTATCAAGGCAGTGAACAGCATAGCACCAATGAAGGACAACGCAATCCGGCTGAAATGGAACGCGGAAGACGCGGCGATTGCGGCGGCGTCGTTGACGCCAGAACAGCGTAGGGTTGTTGCAGAACTGGCCCTATGCTTGTTCGGTTCAGAGACGGCGGATGATCTCAAGATCGTCAGCGAGTAGGGCAAGGCGGGCCGGGGAGAAATCCCCGGTCCTTTTTGTTGTGTGTCTGTAGTGCACCAGCACTACTATCATGGCCTGTATGGTGCCGCTGGTGCAGGCACGGGTTAGCCCGTGCGTATGGTCCCGCAAATTTATTGATAACCACAGGAGTAATGAAATGTCTGAATGGTTCAACCGTCTCCCGTCCAAGCGGGGGAAACATCGTAGGGTGAGGCACGTACGTTGGTATGGTACGTGTGACCGCAGGATTTATCAATAACGGGAGTATCATCATGGTACGCATCAAATGGTTTAGTGGTAGAATCAAGAATGTCCGGGCCGTTGCGTTGGTGGATAAGGCAGATATTGTCGATGCCCAGTTTGTAGAGCCGTTGTCCATTGGTAATCGGGAGGATATCCGGGATGGAAAGATAGCCAATCGATTGTTTGTCGATTGGTGTTATGGTGGGTGGTGTGAAGTCTCAGACGTTATCGATAACTAACAGAAGGAGTGTTGTGAACTTCCTGTACAGCTATAAAACATTAGATCAACATGAAACTTTGATTCCACAAAAGGGGGAGTTTCAATCTATTCCCCAAATACCGAGGGCAAAACTTGGATTCATCAGGCGAGTTTCCCTCTGTATTGTTAGTGCAATACTTACATGGAGACTTTACAAATGATCGCCAATTCCCTCAAACTGAAAGCCCTTGCGGAGAAATTCAATGTTATCAATAAGCCGTACAAAGTCGAGAAGCAAGCGTACCAAAAAGCAGCCGGTACTATCATCCGCGCCGGTTACTACCCCAAATCCGGTAAGCCAATCGTCCGGTAAAATCTACTGCACCCCCGGATATCTTCCTGATAACTTGATCCCGAAAGGAGCATTCATAAAATGAGAATTCTTCATGTACGTAATCATGAATTTAACGGTAAGACCTTGCGAAGCAGTCCCACTGCTAAGGGTGGTATGACTATTGCTTACGAGAATAATAAGCATATTGTCACTATTGCCACTGCGGTGGTGTCAGAAAAAGACTGTTATTGCAAGAAAACAGGGCGGGAATTGGCAATGCAACGATTTGCGGACGGGATGACCGTGATGTTGCCGTTACCAATAACGAGCCGCAGGCATGTCGCAAGATATCTCCGAGCCCTCTTCTCCCGCTACATCGACTGACCGTAAACCAATAGGGGTAGTCACAGATAGCAGGATATTCTGGTTGATTACCCCGAATTGGTACATGAAGTTTAATGAAAGACAAACAAATCCGGAGGCAGTAGTAACAGTTTGGCATATATACACAAGAAACTCACACACCGATTTTGTGTATATCTACGATGAAACAGAATTACTCCGTTGGATAATTAGAGGGAATCCAAATAAATGAAAGCCACTAATGTGGGTCAACGTGTTATTGGTAAGTTTAATTTCAAGCTGTATCTGGAGCAAAAGTATGAGGGCTTCTGGCCCGAGTCGATGCCTACTCGCCGTGAGATTGCTGAAGCAAAGCAGCGGGATTCGGGGGAATACCGCAAACTACTATCACGCTACAATGGGACGATGAAAGAATGGATGCGCTTGCAGAAATGCTAAAAGAGATGGGAATGACTGTCGAGGAACTGGATCGATTCGATCAAGCATCCAACCACCCCTTCGATTGTCATTGTGATATGTGCAAAGAATGGTGGGATGCCGTTGGCCCCGAAGAATGAAGATCGATATCCCCGATTGGTTATATTCCTTGGTTACGATATTACCGCCCGACAGCGCATATATGCTCCTCTGTTTGGTGTATATACTGTGGACGATTTTCACAGGGTAAGGGAGCAATTCCCTGATGATTTCCCTGATGATTTTGGCGGCTATGCTGTGGTTACTTTACATTAGGATGCGATGATGAAACGGTATTACTTTATCCCAAAGGGGTCCGGATTAATAGACACTCTCGTTATTGACAATCCACCTGGACCTACTAAGGTGTGCAGGATTGACGAGTGTAGGACAAGACCTTATGCAAATGGCCCTTTCGCTTCCAAGGGAAGTTATACCGAGATTACTGAAGAGGAAGCAATCAAACTTATAATTTCCAAAAGCTTAAAGACAATACCTAAGTATGATTAAACACGCAATCCGCCAAGCGGAAAGGAGTGTATTCTACCGTGCGAGGATCGGTGCTGTTGTTGTTCGTGGTGGCCGTATACTTGGGCGTGGTTACAACCGAATTAGGTACTATCACGAATCGCGCCATATCATCCATAAACACAAGGAATCACTTCATGCAGAAGTAGACGCTATTATCAATAGCCCGTGTAATCTTAGGGGTGCCACTATGTATGTGGCTCGCCTACGCAAGGATGGGGGTTTGGCACTGGCAAAACCGTGTAAATACTGTGCTGAACTTATCAATAAATGTGGTATCAAACGTGTAATCTACACAACCGACCAAGGAGTTATCAATAATGGATAAAGTTTCTGTTACGCCTTCGCAAATCAAGGAAATCTGTCTGGAAGTAATGCCTCTCGGTATTGCCGTTGGGGTTGATGGTCCTCCCGGTGTGGCTAAGTCGGCTACGGGGGCAAGTCTCGCCGCCGAATTCGAGAAGCGCACGGGCGAGCCGTGGAAAACCATCATGTTCAACTGTGCATACCATGAACCGACTGATGTTGCAGGTATTCCGTTTGTTCGGGACGGTCATGCCAAGTTTGCTATTACTGATATCTGGCCCACCACTCCGAATAACGTGATTATCATTGAAGAACCCACCAAGGGACCCAAGCTGATTCAGAATGCCCTTGGTGAACTGGTTCATGAGCGTGGTTTGCGTGGATACCGTCTCCCCGAGAATTCATACTTCTACTTTAGTTGGAACCGCCGGCAGGATGGTGCGGGTGATTCCGGGATTCTCTCTCACATTGCTAACAGGATGATGACTCTTCACATGAAGGTGGATCCTGATGGATTCTGTCAATACGCTATCGAGCAGCAGTGGAATCCTCTTATCATTGCGTACCTGAATCAGAACAAACACATGGTCTTTGATGAGAAGACTTTCAGCAGCAATGGCACCAAGTTTAATTCCGATCAACCCGCCTTTGCGTCTCCCCGTAGTTGGGAGAAAGCCCAGAGGATCGTCAGTGTGGGTATGCGTACCGAGCTTGAAATGGCGGCTCTCTCAGGTATCATTGGAGAAGGACCAACCCGAGAATTCATTGCATACAAAGAACTGTGCAAGGAACTCCCGGATATTGACGTGTGCATTCGTTCCCCCAAGACCGCACCACTCCCGAAGGATATGTCGGTGATGTATGCACTGGTACTATCATTGTGCTATGCTACCTCCGACAAGAATGCGGGCAACGTCGTGGAGTACATCAAGCGTATGCGTAAGGATTTCCAAGTCCTGTGGGTCAAGTCCCTCTCATCCGTTAATCCCAAGGTATTCGGGAATAACAAGGATGTGGGATCTCTTGTCAACCAAGTCGGCAAGCTGATTATCTAGTATGATTAAGGGCGTAAGGCCGGGACTGTGTTCCGGCCTAGCCCGCAAACTTTGCGCCGAGATAAGCAAGTTTGCGAGCAGTGATTTACGGAATATTGAAGCACAAGTTTTGGAAAAGATTACTGGGGAAATGAATAAGAAATTTGACCGGGAATCCGAGAACTTAAAGGCCGTTATTAATAATTACATAGCATCTTCTGGAATTATAATTAAAAATAGCGAGCCCGTCAATTTCTTGAAAGATGTTGTGTTAAATGATGGGGGCAACACTAGCTATGACAATCCTGCGTATTTGAGACCATATAGAATAACTATAAATCCTAACGGCTTGTTTACTGTTCCTGTAGATGTACACGAAATATTGCCCAAAGAAGATATTGAGAATTATACTCAGGCTTATCTACGCAAGCATCAATTCGGAGAGTGCTATACTTTCTTTGATCTCAACAGGGGATTTACATATACACAAATACTGTCGATGCTTCCCGTTATTGATAAGTTGTGGGTAGGAGAAAAGCCTCCCATCAAGCTCAACGAACTCAAGGGGTTTGGGTGGAAAGATAATAACAAGTATAATGAACTTTTGGAAAAGGAACTGGTCAAGTGTACAATCCTTGGGCTAACCCCCGGATTGCAGATTAACCACAGTCATAACCTTAATGGTTTTATTGTTAACTTCCATATTGGAGAGAAAAGCTAATGTCTACTTCGATCAAGAACAAGGCAGTGCGAGTTCGTGTTACTGTTGGCAAGCAATCCGGCTATGTCCGGGATGATCTCATGAATCGGGATCTTGAAGGATCTTATGGTGCCCACGGGCGCAGTGTTGTCCACAAGAAACTCTTCAAGACTTCCAAGCTATTCAAGGAGGTACAATCCTCCTATACTTCCCTGTATAATCATTACAAGGAGAACTCTCTTCCTTGGGAAGCTGGTGCCCGTGTAATCCCCAGTGCCAGAGTGCTTGATTTTGCCAATGAGATCGGGCAACTCAAGTCCAAGGCAGAAGAGAAACTGGAGCAATTCATCACCAATTATGCCAATGAGGTGCAACACGATCTCAGCGAATCCAACGGCATGATGAAGCAGGAGGATTATCCATCCCCTGATGAACTGCGTAACAAATTCCACGTCACAGCAAGATTCATGCCAATCTCTGATGCTGATGATTTCCGGGTAGTCGAGGGATTGGATGACTCGGACGTAGAGAATCTGGTGGAACAAGCCAAGCAGGAGATTGCCTCACAACAGGTAGAAGCGGCCAAAGAAGCGTGGGGTAAGCTGTACAAGGTTGTGGCCCACATGAAGGATCGTGTGAGTGAGTATGGTAATCAAGAGAAGGATCGTCTGCACAAGTCTCTTCTTACCAACATCAACGATACTATCACGGTGCTGCGTAAACTCAATGATGTTATTGGGGATGATGCTCTCACCAACGTAATGGATGAACTGGAGCGGGACGTTACTGGTAACGCCGATATTGAGAAACTCAAGGCTTTCAAGGCGACCCGGACCGAGACGGTCAACAAAGTGGACGAGATCATGTCCAAGATGAAATTCTTTGGAGGTAATCAGTAATGCACCCTGTACTCGAAAAAGCAACTGTACAACTGATCCTTTCGCAACCATTCATTGCCAACATCATCTTATCTTGTGATGTTCATGAGGATAAGACGATTCCTACTGCCTGTACGGATGGGAGTTTCATCAAGTTTAATCCTGATTGGCTGGAGTCTCTGGCTCCGGGTGAATTCTCTACGCAATTGGGTTATGCTCAAGCAATCATGGCCCATGAGGCGTATCACGTTGCCCTGCTGCACATGTTCCGTAGGCAGGGCCGCATCCCTGAAGTGTGGAACCTTGCGTGTGATGCAGTAATCAACGATATGATTACTACGGATGGTTTCAAGCTCCCTCCGGGATGTTTCATGATTCCCGGTAGCAAGGATAAGACGGCAGAGGAAGTCTATGCCGAACTGATGAAGGATGCCAAGATCGTCAAGATGAAGCTGCCTTCAAACGCCCTAAGAGACGATCTGCAAGACCCCAAGGATGATGAGGGGGGATCGGCAGCAGAGAAGGAGATCAAAGCCTCTATCAAGGTCCAGAAGGCTGCTGATATCGCTAGGGCACAGGGACAACTCCCCGGATCTCTCCAACGGATGCTTGGGGAAGCCCTAGACGGCAAGATTCCGTGGAAACAACTGCTACGGGAAGCGGTTACTACTATCATGCGTAAAGACGATTACACTTGGGCACGCATGAACCGTCGTCATATCTACAATGATGTTTATCTCCCTAGCATGGAAGGGACCCAGTGTGGCCCTCTCGCCATTGCCTTTGATACTTCAGGAAGTATCGGAGATGCTGAACTGGGAGCATTTCTGGCAGAACTTAATGCTATCTTTGAGGATGTGTGTCCTGAAGCGGTGCATGTGCTGGCTTGTGATGCTGATGTAGCACACTTTGAGACCATTACCCCGGATGATCTGCCTCTTACTCCTGATACTTTCTCAAAGATGATGAAGGGTGGTGGTGGTACGGCATTCAGGCCAGTGTTTGAGTATCTCCAGAATCACAATATTCCATCGGATATGATTATCTACTTCACGGATCTGTGTGGCAGTGATTTTGGTAACGAGCCACAACAGCCTGTTATCTGGATCACTACTGCAAGTGAGAATGCCCCGTGGGGCAAGGTCATCAAGCTGGATCTATGAAATATTATCTGTGGGTAAACGGTGTTGCTAACCTCTGGTATGTTTGTAGAGTGAATCCCGAAGTTTCTCCAGAGAAAGGGTTTGAAGCATACTTCTATAAACTCGGTGCTTGGCATCCGAGGGATGATTATCGCGCACAAAAGAATAAGGAAGGTGCTTTTTACGAAAATCACATGGAGATTGACGAAGAGACAGCCGCCAAGTGCATCCTTGCCGGTCCAGACTACTGCCTAGCCCTGCAAAAGGAAATCTCATGAGGTGTAAAGCGTGTGATGTTTTATTAAGTAACTTTGAAGCTACACGCAAGATTCGCAATACCCACGAGTATCTGGACCTGTGCAATGCCTGTTTCAAGCCCATATCTTCCTCTCTTAATGTAGAAGAAAGGGTAGACTTGGCAACTCACAAGGAACTCTTTGATGACCCGGAAGACGAAAAAGAAGACTACTAAGCCAAGAGTTAATAACTATTATGTAAGAACTGGAGGCTACAATCCACGGTATTACCAAGCATATTTCTTTATGGATTTCAAGAATAAATATGCCCTCAACTTTGGAGGCAATAAAGTAGACCTAAGTTTTTGGCAAGAAAAACGGCACGAAGAACTAATTAAGAATCTAGGTTGGATACCTGTGTCGGAAGAGGAAGCCCTCAAAATAGTTATTGGGGGTTTCCAGTACGCAAAGGAACGATATGAAAACGCCCCCTGAGTGGTATGTATGGATCAAGGGGTGGTATACTAAATACACCATCTTGATTAAAGTATCTGATGACACTTGCACTACTTGGGCACTTGATGGAAACAGCGGATTCTACATAGAAGATACAAAAAGAATGGGTCTGTGGAAAGATGCTTGGCGAAATTCCAAATTACCGAGAACTTCCTTCACAAAGATATCAGAGAATGAAGCATTAAAAATTCTTATCGGTGGATCTTCTTATGGAAAGTCAAAATATGAGTACGTTGATCCTGTAGGTAGTGACCCTGAAGAGGATTAAATATGAAACCCACATTTAAATGGTTTGTGTGGAATGGTCGTTGGGGGCAATACTATTCGATTTTAATCAAGGTTTCTGAAAGTCAGTGTGAAACTTGGTATCTCAATGAGGAAAATCAATTAGTACCGTATAACCGTGATTCCTCTGCTTGGCAAAATTTGTGGGATACATCTGCTGGAGAGGATGTAACTCAAATTACTGAAGAAGATGCAACTAGAATTCTTATAGGCGGTGTTAATTATGCACAACCAATCTACGAGCGTGATTTTAAGGCACGCTCCATGCCCAGAGTGCCGTAAAAATGGCAAAGATCGTAGCGGTAATAATCTTGGCGTGTATTCCGATCATGTCTACTGTTTTAGCTGCGGATTTTGGAAGGGCAAGTCAAGTTTTACGAGGAAGAAACCTGTTGCTGGCACAGTACTTGCTCAACAGTCAAAAGGCTTATCGCTTCCTGATGATTCTACATTATCTCTGCCTCCTTGTGCTTATAATTGGTTAACCAAGTACATTACAGGTAAGGAGATCCGGGATAATAGATTTGTGTGGTCTGATAAGGGAATCCCATTCGGAACCAATATGTATTCCGAGTGTCTTATCATGCCTGTGTATGACCCCTACGGGAATCTCTTGCTGTATCAGGCAAGGCACTTCGGTGGTGATGATTCCCTTCCCAAGTACTTTACAAAAGGACGCCCCGATGAAGTATTACATATCCTTGGTAAGAATGAAGGCCCTGTCGTTCTGGTCGAAGACCTTATCTCCGCGATTAAAGTCTCGCGAGTTCAAAGATCTATGCCATTATTCGGCAGCAATCTTTCTCTATCTACTTGCGGTAGGTTGGCTACTATCACTGATTCACTCATTATATGGCTAGATAATGACAAACTACGAGAAGCCCATCGACTGGCTAGACGCTATTCCACCTTCTTCACTTCAATCGAAGTTATCTCCACTACCTCGGACCCTAAAGAAACGGAACCCGACGTTGTTCTTTCTTCAAGAGAAGTCTTCCCTTCCCGTAGTCAAAGCCAGAACTCCTTGGAATATGGTATTCAAACGTGTAGGGAAAAGGATTCATCTTATCTACGATAACGATACTCCAATACTGTCTAGAAAACCTTCAGGAGTAAAATACAACTATGCTAAGGATTTTAGCAATATTAATATATATAAGACATATCATGTCTATGAGATCAAGAATAGATCTCAACTAGCTAAATTAATTATATATTATAATCTGAAAAAAGCAGATTAAAGGACATACATTGAATAATGAATTAATCATCCTCAAGTCTTTTATCTTATCTAAAGATAAATACAATACATATAATACATATATTAATAGAGATTACTTCTTATCAGCTCTTCCAGAGCTGTTTAAGATACTAAGTATCATTGATCTAGTATATAAAGATAATATTCCTGTTTCTTCTGTAGAGGATTTCATCGCCATCTTCTACAGCAAGTATCCCGGTCTCAAGAAAGGGGAGATGGCGGCTCTCGACACCGTATTTACCCGCCTTAAGGCAGTAGACCTCTCAACCCCTGTGCTGGATATGGTTCTAGAAGACCATAGGAAGCGCGTAGAGGCTTCCAAACTGGCTGAGATAGCTTGGGATACCTCCGAAGGAAAGAAATCGGTTGTAGAGCTTCTGAACGCTTCGGAGAGATTCAAGGAAAGTATCGGGAATACTATCATCCAGCCAGAGACCGATCTGTTTGTATCGGATGATCTGGAATCCCTGTTGGGGAATACGTATGGTCAACCGGGTATCAAATGGCGTCTCAAGACTCTCCGGGTAATGATGGGCAGTCTACGCAAGGGAGACTTCGGGTTTCTGTTTGCTCGCCCTGAAGTAGGGAAATCAACCTTCCTAGCGGATATGGGGTGTCATTTCGCTTCTCAACTGGATAGACCTTATCTACACCTTAACAATGAGGAATCCGGTGCCAAGATCAAGCTGCGGTACATTCAAGCGGCTCTAGGCAAGACTACTCGGGAGATATCCACGGATGTAGCCGAGTCACAACGCAAGTATCTGGAAATTACCAAGAATAACGTAAAGATATACGACAGTGCATCCCTCTCCAAGCAGATGGTTGAGGATCTGTGTATTAAACTTAATCCCGGAATGATTGTCATAGACTCCATCGACAAGATCAAGGGCTTCGAGGATGACCGGGATGATCTGGTGTACAAGCAGATTTACTCTTGGGCACGGGAGTTGGCAAAGCAGTATGGTCCGGTAATAGGAGTGTGCCACGCCAGTGCCAGTGGGGATGGCAAGAGATATCTGGAGATGGATGATGTAGCTTATGCCAAGACGGCTAAACAGGGGGAAGCTGATTGGATCCTCGGCATTGGTAGATCCTACGATACCAGTGATGAACCTTACCGATTCTTTCACCTTCCGAAGAATAAACTTATGGGAGATGAGGAGATGCAGGAGGAATTCAGGCATGGTAAAGTCAAGGTTCGTATTCTCCCCGATGTTGCCCAGTATGATGACGTGATGTTCAGTGATGACTGATTGGGACTTCGATGCGTAAATATTGGGTACGTGTTGTAGATTTTAAGACAGCTTCTCATGTAATTATATATGACAGGAAAACAAGGACTGCTTCATGGTACAATCTACTTGTAAAGACTCTGGTTATGGATAATACTCTTAAATATAATTTTGAGAACCGTGTTCAGGCACACAACAAACGATACTTTCCCATAACAAGGAATCAATACATCAGAGCTAAATTAACAGGAGTTATTGATGACTTCAAAAAAGACTGAAAAGCCTCGCATTGATCTTTCCAAGATGGAAGAGTTTCTTAACGGCATTGACAAAGCGGTACAACAGCAATTTAACTCTGTTTCACCACAAGCAATTGTTGATTCAATCATCAAAGACTTCATGAGTCAACGTGCAGAAGTTGTATCCAAATTGATGGGGTTTGAGGGAGGTAACAGTAATCGTTGGAATATCGATCACTGTAACGGTAGAGCAGGGAACTCCCCTATCGGGGACTGGATTAGCGAAGCATTCTCCGAGCAGATTAAACCAATCATAATGGAAACCTTTAATGAAATGCTTGCCGATGGATTTAAGGACCAAGTAAAAAGAAAACTCAAAGAGGAACTTAACTCCAAGATGTCTTGGGGAATCCGAAACATCACCGATGACTTAATTAAAGAAGTAGCGAGAGATGTGGCAAGAGACAATGTTGATGAGTTAAAGGAGTTTATCAAGAATTGGATGCTTAAAAAGAATGATCTTCTTGAGAAATGATGGGGTGAAGATGTCAAATGGCTATTACAAGAGAGTTTATAAAGGAATTCTTTCACACCTTGTTTTCGTAAAAGGAAATGAAAGACACTTCTATAAAATACAACATGTTGATTTTACTCCAACTGTAATAGACGATACCAAAGTTGCGGGGGACTCTTATACAATAAGTAATGATACATTACATACAAAATCCTTTTACAAACGAATTACTAGAGAGGAGTATATAAAAATAAAAATCAAGGGTGGTGATCTGTAATGTCTGTTTTGGTTATTGATACTGAATGTTCCGGGGCTCTCCGAAACAAAGCTAACCCATTTGACAGGAGGAATAAACTTGTTGCTATTGGCTATTTTAACGGCACTAACGTTACTATCCACTACCTGCGTAATAGCGACGCTTCTGAGATACTTCCAACTGATTTCTATAATCAATGCAAACAGGCTAATATTATTGTCGGTTTTAATCTTAAGTTTGATCTCCATTGGCTTCGTCGCTATGGCCTTGATCTAAGGGGTAAGAAACTATGGGACTGTCAACTAGCAGAGTTTATTTTAAGCAACCAGAAAGACGCATATCCATCTTTGGACGCATCGTTACAAGCCCGTGGTCTACCTTTGAAATTAAACACTTTGAGTCAATACTTAGATTCAAACGTGGACGTGGACTGTATTCCGGAGGAAGAACTATTAGGATACCTAAAGGGAGACCTGACCTCAACCTATCAGCTTTACGTAACCCAGAAATCTCTAATCAAACCGTACGAGAGTCTTTTCCGTTTACAGTGCAGTGACTTAGAAGTACTCGCTGATATGGAGTACAATGGTATGAAGTATAACCTAGCCAAGTCCAAGGAGCTTAGTGATGCTAGTGATGCTAGGGAAGCTGTCCTACTCTCTAATCTTAATAATCTCTGCAACTGCAATTATATCAATTGGGGTTCTAACGACCACGTATCTGCTGTTCTCTATGGTGGAAGAATCGTTATTGAAAAGAGAGTGCCTGTTGGTGTTTACAGAACGGGAAATAAAGCGGGTAGTCCCCGTTTCAAAATTGAAGAAGTAGAGTACCCATTTCCCCGTCTTGTAGATCCTCTTAAAGGGTCTGCTCTCAAGAAGGAAGGATTCTTCAGTGTTGGTGAAGATGTCCTCAGTGAACTAAAAGCCACCGGCACCGCTCGAAAGATCATTACCAACCTGCAACAGCTTGCCAAGATCCGTAAGGAGCGTAACACGTACTTCGATGGTATCCCTAAGAAGATGGCAGAACTGGAATGTACGGAATACGTACATGGGCAGATCAACCAGTGTGTAGTTGTCACTGGTAGAACTTCCTCTTCCAAACCTAACCTACAGAATATCCCGGAGGGTGGCCGTGAGTGTTTTGAATCGAGGTTTTCATGATTGACCTGTCCGAGTGGGAGGGAGTATCCAAATTATATGATCCCTTGGTAAAACTAGCTTCCAATAACGTATCCTACAAGGATCTATATAATTGGTGGGAGATAGGAGATTTTGGATATTATTTGTTTCTATATGAAATGTATTCAGCGGCTCATAGAGCACGGGATGTTAATTTCCGAGTGATTCGGAGATGGAGTAATCGATGGGATTACCTGACCCTCTATCTACAAGAAGGTAAACACATTAACCATTTTAAAATATCATCTCTCCAACCAAGTCTAGGAGTTACTACCTTTATCTTCAAACTCCCTGAAAGCGTGATTCTTAAAGCCAAGATTGTCATGGGAGACAAGCTATCCGTTCCTACCGAACAAGAGTTTGACGATGCCATTAATCGAAGCAGACGCAAGTAATCTGGAAGTGGTGTGTGCTGCATACCTATCCCAAGACAAGATACTTATGCAAGAGCTTTGGGATGGAGTCGATATCCACGGAGAGAACCAAAAAGCACTTGGGTTCCCTTCTGGACCGGAGTACCGACTTATCGCCAAGATCTTTCAATTCCGTTTGATCTATGGCGGCTCCAAATTCAGCTACGCAATGGACCCCATGTTCAACAAGATCTCGGCAAAACCGGAATTTTGGGACTCCATTATCAGTAACTACTACCAGAAGTACAAGGGACTCCACGCATGGCACCAAGCCCTTATGCGGGGCGTAGAGAAGACGGGACGCTGGACTAGCCCTACCGGCAGGGTATACCGCTACGAGATCGTCAGGAAGGCTAATGGAAGCCGGGAATGGCCCCGTACAACCATCCTCAACTACCCGGTACAGGGGTTGGGAGCCGACTTGATGAGCATTGCCAGAGTATCAGCTTACAAACGACTAAGGGAACTGGAGAATCTTCTATTCATTAATACTGTACATGATTCTATTCTATTAGACTTAAAGGAGTACAATGAAGAACTACTATCACAACTACGAGGCGTCTTTACGGACATTCCTCGGAACTTCGAGAAACTATTTGGGTCTAAGTTCAACCTTCCGATGAAATGCAAGATCAAAGTAGGCCCCAACTGGAAAGATATGAAGGAGATTGAATGATTAACGGGTTTGCTGTGGTAGGGTTAACCAGAAATAATGAATTAATGTGTACTGGAGTGTATGATACCCAACAAAAAGCTATTGATGCAGCAGCACTGCATTACATTATCCTAACACATGCTAAGGTACTGTGGTTTACCGCAGATAAAGAAGTTACTACCGTACTTCCAGTAGTAAACGTGGAGATTACATAATGGCACAAGCCCCTCAAGGAACACCAGCACAAGCAGCAGAACGATTTCAACAGATTCTTTATGTTGGAGTAGGAGTAGATCGTAACCGAGAAGTATTGACTACCGAAGCTGAAGCTACCAAGCAAGAAGCAGTAGACAATCTTCTGGAAATGGGTTGTACTTCCAATTCCATCCGTATCTTTGAACTGGACTATGATATTCGTCTTCATTCAACCGATGATATTCCCCTAACCCGACTGGAGGTACGATAATGCAGATTACGGTAACTGAGATTGGCGAAGCAGAAAAGAGCACCAAAGGCAAGAACTCTTGGTACACCCTCCCGGTTAAGTACACCAATGACCGTGGACAGGAAGGAGGCAAGAAATTTGTCTCTTTCGAGAAGGTATGGCCAGAAGCCAAGACTCTTGAAGTGGGTAAGACGTACGACGTAAAGGTAACAAAGGAAGGTAGCAATTGGGTATGGCAGTCTATTAACGAGATCCAAGGTGGTGCCACCCCGTCTGGGGGAACTTCCCGGCCTGCTCCGTTGTCTAATAGCGCCGGGCGTGATTGGGAGACCAAGGAAGAGAGGGCTATCCGTCAGAAAATGATTGTGGCTCAATCCTGCCTAGGTTATGCCCTAGAGTTTCACAAGCTTCACGAAGAGAAACCAAGCCGGGAGGAACTACTCGACACTGCACAATTCTTTGCTGACCACGTTCTAGGCAACAATACTCCAGAAGCAGAAGTAGATTAACTATGCAACTAAAGTGCACTTGCTCCAACGAGTATCAGGATAAGAAGTATGGGCAAGGAATGCGGGTAGTAACACCTTGCCAGAAAGAGCATACCTACCGCTGCACTGTATGCGGCAAGGAAATGGGTAGTTCCTCGTCAACCAAAGACAAACCAAAGAAAGGAAAATAGACATGTTCAGACTTATCCGTAATGGTCGTAAACTCAAGGGCGGTTTCCTTACCTATGAAGAGGCCCGTCGTGTAGCACGTAGCCGTATCCGTAAGGATCATGCTGATGAAGTTCGTGGTATGAGCAATCCTCCCATCACTCCCTTCGGATACAACGTAGTCCGCATCAAGTAGTTCTCCGCTAAACCGGTACTACTGATCTCACGCAGCAGTATTCAGCCCTGAGATAAGCTAAAGGTACCCCGGATGGTCGTAACCGGGACTCATTCCAAAGGAAACCAATGCCAGAAATTACATTTGAATTCGAGATCGGAGATGTAGTCATGACCAAACCTGTCGTTGGGAGCAATACTTCCTATGATGTGGAAGTCTTCGACTACAAGAAGCAGATGCTTGTGGACCAGTGGAGAATTACCCAACGAAGATATGTGGAAGAGATCAATGGGGCCGGTAAGATCCAGTATACCGGGAAGAATGTTGTCAATACAGATAAGAATAGTTCCTTCGATGAAGGATCCATCATCCGGGTAGATGATTACCTAGCAAAGAAGGCTGTTATAGATTCTAATAAACCTAAACAACCTCATCCTGCTCTTATGCGAGCAACCCCAACAGCAAGTACTCTACAACCGGGAATTAATCAAGTCTACCAATCTCTCTACGAGAGTGCTCTAAATGCAAAAGCTGGGGATTATAAATCCTTCGCAGAGATAATCAAGTCAGATTTAAAACTTGACAGCCCTAATTGACGGAGATATCCTTGTCTATGTCGTCGGATACGCATCAGATGATGTCAACGAGCATCAAGCAACCTCACGAGTGTTGCGTACCTTCAACACCATTATCAACGCGACTCAAAGCAGCAATTACCGGATGTTTGTTTCTGACTCAAGGGGTAACTTTCGTAACAAGCTTTTTCCACTTTACAAAGCCAACAGGACTGCTCCTAAGCCCGTACATTACCAACACATCACGAATGTCCTGCTTGACAAATTGGGTGCGGAAGTAACCTTCGGAGAAGAAGCTGACGACGCCTTGGGGATTCTTTCCTCTGCTTACAGTGATTCAATCATCGTAAGTATTGACAAGGATCTTCTACAGGTACCCGGACTCCACTACAATTGGAGAACAAGTAAGTATACTCACATTACGGAGGCGGAAGGTAGGCATCGATTCTGGAGTCAAGTACTTACGGGAGATACAACAGACAACATAACCTCCCGTGTTGGGCTGAGTTGCCCTGGTGTCGGGGCAGTCAAAGCAGCCAAGATACTTGAGTGGTGCTCCACGAATGAGGAGTACTATCACAGCACCCGGTCTGCGTATAAGACCTACCTTCCCGATTATGACGATGTGGAGATTGATGCAAGATTGGAGTTAACAGCGCAGTTGGTACACATACGACGCAAAGCAGGACACATTTGGAGTGTCAATGACATACAAGAGCAAATGGGAGGGTAGGGTAGCGGATAGACTCAAGGAACTAGGTTTACCAGTAAAGTACGAGAAGACAATCATCAGATACGTAGTCCCGGAGAGTCTGCATACCTATAAACCTGACTTCACTATTACCAAGAATGTATTCATAGAAGCTAAGGGGAAGTTCGATGCACAGGACCGGAAGAAGCATCTGCTGCTCCTTAAGCAACATCCGGACAAGGAGATATGGCTAGTATTCATGAATCCTCGGAATCGACTGAGCAAGAAGAGCAAGACTACATATATGGAGTGGTGCCAAAAGAACGGTGTACGCTTTCTAAGCATGGAGCAACTAGGCTCCCTAAAAAGGGGGAATGGTTAATTTACTATGAGGAAGTTCCTATATATCATAAGTATTCGTATGCACTAGTACACATATTAGAACTAAATACCAATCACGTTCTTCTGGATGAATGGTGGAAAATACAGGGAGATAATAAGCAATTAAAGGAATTGGGAGCAATGATTCCTGTCCCCGTAGTGGGCCGATATAATCCCAAACTCTCACCCGTAGATGGGTGGTTCCCCATAACAGAAGAAATGGCCATCAAGATGAGGATTCTTCATGGCTTCTAGACAAGTTAAAGTAGGGCAGTATTACATTGAAAAGAAGGATCCTGATGATCCAACTAGACCGGGAGATATTGCCGAAGTACTTCATGTAAACACATATTCTAAATCAGAAAGATTACTTTTTGTTAAAATGATATATTTTTCTTCTACAAGAAAACCCAAGTATCAAATTTATCTGACTGGATTTAAAGAACGAAATTTCTTAAAAGTATTTAAACACCTCTCCAAAGAGAACTACCTTCGGTTTATTATCTCTGAAGGAATAGACCCCAACCGTTTTGATGACGACGAATAACAAGGACAACCATGCAACTAGACGCCCAAGACTTCCTACGCCTCGCAGAGAAAGCCAACACCATTGCCTTTTGGGATATTGAAGCTACAGGACTACGTGGAGACTACAACTCCATTCTTACCGTGTCAATCAAGCCCTACCAATCCAAACCAACCACGTTCTGTATCACCCAACCCGGCCATGACCAGAAGGTAGTACGAGAAGCACGGGATTATCTGGAGTCTTTCGATTGTTGGGTTACGTATTATGGTAAGGGATTCGATATCAAGATGCTTGATACCCGGCTCCTTAAGTGGGGTATGATGCCTACTGCCAAGCGGCCTCACATTGACATGTACTACTCCCTCAAGTCTCATATCCTGACTGCAAGGCGTTCTCAAGGCCATCTACTCTCTTGGCTAGGCACCCCGGAAGAGAAGATGACTGTCGGTGCGGACATGTGGAATGAGATTATCCGTAACCCCCAGAAAGCCATGAAGACGATGGTAGCTCGCTGTGAAAGCGACTGTGAAGGACTACAGGCCCTTTATGAGAAAACCAAGCATCTTATCCGGGACGTTAAACGCTAAACCCGCTCTTGGGTGGTACAGAAGAGGGAATATATTTGTATACACAGATCCTACAAAGATGACTATGGCTAATCGACTTGTTGGGGTAATTATAGGAGAATATGACGACAAGTTAGCTAGGTATTCTTCAACCATATACCCAGATGTTTTAAAACATGAGTTTTCTCCCTGTCCAGAGGAAGAAGTACTCAAATACATAATCACCCATGGAATCAACACAGCAGGACTTGTCGAACAAGTTAATAGGAGACTAGCAGATGTTAATCAAACCTCTTGAAGAACACCGTCAATTTGACGTATTTCTAGGAAGTGGGTGGGACAATTGGGTACGGGTACGGTATACCCGTGGTGGGGTGGAGATTGTCAAGTCTTCATTCCAACCCAGTTCCGAGACTCTGGAACTAATCTTCTTCAAGTTGAAGAAGAAGTTCTTTACCCAACCTAAAAAGTCCGGGAGTACTTCCCCCGGACAAAAGGACCCCGTATGAAGTACTGTACTCAATGCCGATACGGCAAGAAGGACTACGTAAATCAGATTGTACAAACGTCTCATGGTCCTCAACCCCGGAGTGGTCAGGTATATTTGTGTACACATCCTGACTACGGACACCCGGTAACGGGAGAAGAACTTCCCTGTATTGCTGTACGCGAGAATGAGCGGTTCTGTGGTCTAGAGGCTCACGGATGGGTGGAAAAGAACGAGATCAAGGTAGTGAGTATTACAAAAGATGAATGACTATTCTCAATTTATCTACAAGAGCCGGTATGCTCGATGGAATGAAGATCTAAAGCGTAGGGAAGAGTGGCCCGAGACAGTCCAGAGGTACTGTGACTTCTGGAAGGCACGCTTCGGGGATCTTTTCCCTTACGAGACTGTCTATAGAGCTATTCATGACTTTGAAGTGATGCCCTCGATGAGGGCTCTCATGACGGCAGGGGAGGCCCTTGACAGGGACGAGATTGCCGGATACAACTGCTCATACATTCCCATCGACCACGTACGTGCTTTCGATGAAATCATGTACATTCTTATGTGTGGAACCGGAGTAGGGTTCTCAGTAGAGGAGCATTATGTCAACAAACTCCCGGAAATCCCGGAAGTACTCAACGATTCCGAGACAACGATTAGAGTTCCTGATTCACGAGTTGGGTGGGCAAGTAGCTATCATGAATTGCTATCTCTCCTATATTCAGGGAGCACTCCAAAATTCGACTTCTCAAGAGTTCGTCCTGCAGGAGCACGTCTTAAAACGTTTGGAGGAAGAGCATCGGGACCAGACCCACTCAAGGCCCTGTTTGAATTTACTGTTCGCCTGTTTAATGGAGCAATGGGGCGTAGGCTTACAACAATCGAGTGCCACGATCTCGTCTGTAAGATCGCAGATGTTGTCATCGTCGGCGGAGTACGTCGTAGTGCCCTTATCTCTCTCTCCGACCTCGGAGACACCCGACTCCAATCAGCCAAATCCGGCCAGTGGTGGGACGCAAACCCACAACGAGCCTTAGCCAACAATAGTGCGGTATACAATGGCAAACCAAGCCTTGAAGGATTTATGGAAGAATGGCAAAAATTATACGAATCCAAGTCCGGCGAGCGTGGAATCTATAATAGAGTTTCTTCGGAAACACAAGCTAGCTCAACTGGACGTAGATTGGTGGATGGGCACTCCTACGGAACCAATCCCTGTGGTGAGATTATTCTTCGACCCCAAGGACTCTGCAACCTCACAGAAGTTGTTGTTAGACCTACTGACAAAATTGAAGATCTCCGAAGGAAAGTAGAAGTAGCTACAATTATTGGTACGTTTCAAAGTACCTTGACTAACTTCCGGTATATCCGGAAGATCTGGTCCAAGAACGCGCAGGAAGAGCGGCTATTAGGGGTATCCTTGACTGGCATATTCGATAACCCTCTTACCTGCGCGCCCAACCCATCTGATCTGGAGGATCTACGTAATCATGCTATCGCCACGAACAACCGGGTTGCTGATAGCCTTGGGATCAATCCTTCCGCTGCCATTACTTGTGTTAAGCCCTCTGGTACCGTCTCACAGTTGGTTCTTAGTAGTTCTGGCATTCACCCCGCTTTTAGTAGGTTCTATCAGCGCAGTGTTAGACTCGACAACAAAGACCCACTCTGCGGATTCCTCAAAGACCAAGGAGTAAAGAATGAACCGGAGAAATTTCATCCAGAGAACCAGACTGTATTTTATTTCCCGATCAAGAGTGATGGATTTCCTGCGGAGGACGTATCAGCCTTAGAGCATCTGGAGTTATACAAGACATATCGTAAGCATTGGTGTGAGCACAATCCGAGCATTACCGTGTACTACAAGGAAGATGAATTCCTTGACGTAGGCTCATGGGTGTGGAAGAATTGGGATGATATCGGAGGGATTGCATTCCTACCTCACACCGAACATGTGTACGAACAAGCTCCTTACATGAAACTTACGGAAGCGGAGTACAACGAAGCAGTAGCCAACCTTCCCAAGATTGATTGGGAGAAATTCAAGGAGTACGAGAAAGAAGATGCCACTACAGGTAGTCAAGAGTTGGCCTGCGTAGGGAATAGCTGTGAAATCTAATGCTAGGCAGGTAGGGGGTACCCACTACAAGAAGATGGCTGTGGAGCCTTGGGACTACATCTACGCACACGGCCTTGACTTCTTTGAAGGTAATATTGTAAAGTACATTACCCGATTCCATCATGTCGGGAACATCAACGATCTTTTGAAAGTACAACACTATAGCGAGAAATTATTGGAGCTAAAGAATGGCAACACTGGAAGAAAGAGCAAAAGAAAAAATTCTTGATTGGAAACCTAGTATGGTTCTTCAAACTGGCCGAGGTTTTAAACCATGTCGTATCGTAGACATGGCTGAACCCGCTTCCTTCGGGATTGCCCAGACTTCCCATAAACTCTACTGCTTTGAGTTCTCTGACGGATCTACGGATTGGTTCCTCAATCCGGAGTGCTACAAGATTGTCTCCAGTACGGAGCAAACTCTTAAGTGGATCAACGGCTCTTTCTAATTGACTACCATTGTAGTAGATCGTAAAAACCTTATCATGGCTGCTGATAGGCAGTCTCTTATGGGAGGGGTGTATAAATTTCGATCTTATCCGAAGATCTCCCGAATGGAGGGTATGGGGTATGAATGGTTGGTCGCGAGTGCTGGCTGCGCTGAAGCTGGGCAGTTTTTCGAGTACTGGTTTTACGAGTATCTTAAATCAGAAGGAAAAGAAGCCAGTGATGATGTATTATATCCGAAGGACGGGGATTTCGCAGCGTTCACCCTTAGAAGTGATGGGAATCTATTCCTCTACCTCAACAGGGGTTGTGGAATCCCGATTTATGAGCGATTTGCTGCTCTTGGGTCAGGGGGCGATTATGCACTTGGTGCACTTTATGCCGGATCATCTATCAACGCCGCCATACGAATCTCCTGTAAACTGGATGCAGGCAGCGGCAAAGGAATCCAAATTGAATCCCTTACCCCCAGACGACGAAACAAAAAGAAAGTACATAGTAAATAGCTCCTTCGTAATAGAACTGGATGAGAAAAGTGTACCGCGTCGGTGGAAGAACAGAAACTATGAGTGGATTACATTTACTCCGGAGACACAAAAGAGATACGCGACCGGATTTTTCCCCAAGTACAGTGGTACCATATCGTATGAAGAGTTTATCAAAGGAGTAGTCAGTGGCGAAATCGAAATTTGAAACAGCAATGGAGTTCACGTTGAAGTGGGAAGGTGTGTAGTTGGTAAAGAAATGCCCTAAATGTAAGGAAACAAAACAACTCTCTGATTTTTATGCCCAGAAAAATGGAAAGATTTACTCATACTGTAAGGTGTGTGAATTAAACAAACAGAAGCAAATGCGCCGAAACAGACCTATTGAATACAAACAAAAAGATAAGAATAAAAGAATCAAGAAAGAGTATGGTATTGATTTAAAGGAGTATGACGAACTCGAAAAGGCTCAAGAATATAAATGTGCAATTTGCAAGAATTTACGTGGGCTCAGTCGGTTTGGTCTACACATAGACCATTGTCATAAAACAGGTAAAATTCGAGGACTCCTTTGCCAAAGCTGCAACATGGGCCTTGGAAACTTCAAAGATAATCCTTCTTTACTATTAAAAGCTGTGGAGTATTTAAATGAAAACAAAGTTTGAAACCGCGTTAGAATTTACTTTGAAATACGAAGGGGGTTACGTAGACCATCCCTCCGATCCCGGTGGGGCTACCAACCACGGGATCACTTTGCGGACTGCAAAAGAAAACGCCGTCGATGTTGACAAAGACGGCGATACAGACAAGGAAGACATGAAGAAACTGCCCTTGGAGACTGCTATGCAAATCTACAAGGCTCAGTATTGGAATGTCATTCGTGGCGACGATTATCCTGTTGGTTATGCTTGTTCTATGTTTGATGCATCAGTGAATCATGGCCCTACACAAGCTCTTAAGTGGCACCTTGTTGCCAAAGGAGATACCCGTAGATATAATGAATTACGTACCACCTTCTACATTACCCTAGCAAAACAGGAACGGTTCAAACCCTTCTTCAAGGGTTGGATGAACCGTATCACTGATCTAAAGAAGTACGTAACTATTGTGGAGCAAGCCAATGCAGAAAAAAACAAAAGCTAAAAAACAAAAATGTAATTACTTAGAACACGAAGCTTTAGATCGAACCCATGTCATTCTATGTATGGTGGATGATTTTTTGCTACAACACCCTTACATTTTAACAAAGAAGGAAGTAAAAGATTTAATAGTAGAAGCTTCTGGTAAACTAGCGATTGCCTATACATTACTAGGATCCTACACGTTACTAGGATCCTCCTCGGAGGAGGATTAACGTATCATCTCGTTGAACCGCTCTTGCTCCATCCTACGGGAGGTACTGCGTCCCCTTGCCCTGCGATCATCTTCACCAATAACACGATTCCTGTAAGCTTCCTTGACTGCTTGATTAAGCTCCCGCCCGGAGTATCCTAACTCCACGGCTTTGTCAACCAGCTTGTCGAAGTCACCTTTGCCGTGCTGCAAGTTGTCTACAATCAGGTCTACTACCTTTTGGCGCTCCTCGGAGATAGCATCGGAAGTTTTCTTTGCTTCTCTGAAGGAGCGTTCCTTTCTCTCCTGCTCAAGCGTATTCCCTACGATAACATGGTTTAACTGTTCGTACGTATCCTTATCCGTGATAACTCCTGCATAGCCTCTCTTGGAAGCACTTGGCCGGGGGAGATTACTATCACGCCTGATCCAATCCTGTCCATCCATACCTAACGTATCAAAGCTGTCAAGCAGACGATCCACAATTGGGGGCATGACGTTCTTCAGTTTGGACTTCATTTCCCCCGAAGTAACATCCTTACCTAGTGCTTGCATGAACATGGTGCTAAGTAGATCGTATACGTCATATCCGAACTTAAGGCCGGGAGCACTCTTAAGGAAACCCCCTTCCCCTACGAATCCTTGAGGGTTCTTTAGAATTTCCGGGAACTTCAGTTCCGGAGACATAAGGCCACCAGCAATGTGGGATCCCCGGGGATCTATAAGCCTCGTAGAGGCATCCAGAAACCCGAACACGGCAGCGTCAGGGGCATTCTTGAGTACGATCTCACTAAGGCTCTCCTTGGATTTACGAGGCCCTAGGAGTTGCTTCCCTAGGAAGCTATCTCGGAAGATGTTCCACATCAAATCGATGAAGGTCCAAGGCATAGCTCCTAGGATACCCGCAAAGGCGGAAGTAGAGACCATCATGTTGATAAGTGGGATCATCTTGCGAGGATCCTTGAAGCCCGCTGGACTGAATGCTTCTCGGAGCAGGGTTCCTACAGTGCTGAAGAACCAATTCTGGAATGACCAGAGAGGTTTGATAGCCGTACCGATCATCCCCAGATTCTCGATGATTGCTGCCTTGTCCTGTTTCTTGTAGTTTACCATGATATCATTGGCAATACTCTCTGCAGTAGTATAGAGTTCTTTTCCTTTGAGACCAGCTTGCTCCGCAAAAGAGAACGCCATGCTGTGTGCATTGAGACGAGAGAAAGACTCTGCCTTCTTGGAGAGTATAAGACCCCCGGCATAGTCGACTACTTGAGAAGCTAGTTTACTGTGTAAGAAATTAGCCCCCTCTTCTTGAATGAAGGTAGGATCAATCTCCCCCCTAGGTACTGCAAACTCATCCCTATACTTGGCAAAGGCCGTGTCCTTGGAGAACATGTCCTTATACCCATTAAGCATGGAACTAACTACGTCCCCCTTGAATCCCAGATTATATTTCCAATGTGAAAGGATGGGGGAAGCAAATACTGTAGATTGAGCTAGGTTGCCTACGGCAAATTTAGCATTCCAGATAAGCAGGGTGGAAGTCATCCACATCTGGTTAAATCTTTCGACAACTTGCCGTACTCCGGGGGCGTGTTTAATAGGAGTACGCCCCACTACAGAGGTCCAGATTTGATTGGTCCAATCTTCCAAGCCCTTTGCTATATCCCCACCAGCCCCCCGGGCACGATTAAGGTAGTTCTGTAGATACGTAGACAGAACCGGAGGAATCCTCTCATCTGCACGGATCTTCTCGATAGCAGCAGTGATTTTTAAATTCTCTGCATATCTATACATCCCATCGATGGTGTCCTCATACGTACGTATGAAGTCCGATCCTACCTTGTTAATAAAACGACCACCCTCAGTAGCGAATTCACCTCCCGCTACGTTACGACGGTACTTGCTATGGACAGCCCAACCACGACCCCCAACGACTTCTTGGGCAATCTTTTGAAGCATTGCCCTGCGAGGATCACTGGCTTGCATTGTATCAAGAATGTGCTCAATGACGGAAGTATTGGCATTGTACTTATTCCCCCGAAGTTCCGGGGCTTCCATCTCGACAACATACTTTCCTCCAGCCTTTTCCTGCATTGTAGCGGCGGCTTTGTCTGCTTCTGCTTGAGTACGAAACCTGTGTGACCACTCAGAAACACCTTTCTCATTTACCAACCGGGCAACCCAAGGACCTTCACCGTGGAAGGTATGAAAATATCCAATCTTGTGAGCAACTGGAGTAAGTCCTACAGATGCACGAGCTTCGTTAACATAATCCAGAGCTTTATTATAAGAATCTGCTACTACCTTGTAGGTATCGGCTGCTACTTGGGACAGTCCCCTAGCCATGAGTTCACTCTCACGGGGAACTTTCTTTCCACCATACTCATTAACAGCCTCAAGGAACTTACTCATCTGAGCTTCATTCCCCTTTAATTTATTTAATCTGGGAATAGGTGCATTAGGATCAACAATCTTGGTACTTTCCAACCGTCCAAACTTGAATGAAGCCCCTTCCTTGAGAAGTTCTGCTTGCATAGCAGACATATTACGGGCATTGGCAGCAAACTCATAGGCCCACTTAACCATGGCATTGCCGGTCTCGGTATATAGTTTGGAGATACTTCCAATCTTACCCAGACCTTGTACGAAAGGACCCCTAGGAAGTTCTTCAATCTTTCCACCAATATCATCAAGAAACTTGTCAGGCATACGGGTTTCTCCCGTAGCAGCAGCAACGATATCCTTACGGGAAGGGGGAATCGTTGGTTTGGAATAAGGTACACTTGATTTGTCAAGTAGATCAGCAAGGGGTTGAGTAAGCTTACCATCAGCCCCAAAGAGGCCATTACTGACTGCTTCATTATAAAGATTACGAGCAGACCTGACGGTTTCTCCACCGGGGTGCTCAAAGGATTTAACTACGGTAGCAGAGGCATCAAAAGCAACCTTCCCAAGATTATCCAGACCACCTTTCCACCCAATCATATTTGCTACAGCTGCAAGCCAAGCATCCCAAGCAGTACGAATCTTTCCACTGGAAGTCATACCACTCTTTACTTGGCTTACTAAAGCCCCTACGTGGGCTCTCTCATATGGAGTCAGGGAAAGATTGGATAGAAGTCTACGAAACTCCGGATTAGCCATTGTCTCGGCAATGAATTCCAGTTCATTACTGAAACCATAACGTACTCCTTCCTTACTTCGAGTACCTGTTTTAGCCATATCCGCTTTCCAAGCCTTCTCATAGATATAGCGAACGACTCGGGACTCTGGTTGGTTATAGAAGATACGTTGCCAATCAGCTACAATCGCGTGAATTCCTTCGTGAAGGAAGGTCTTGATTGGGCTTGGAAGGGCTTCCATTTTGTCACCACGAAGAAATTCCCGGACAAGAATAGCCCCATCTGCACTCCTGTACATCCCGGAGACATTGGCACCGCCCTTAAGTACAGTTCCCTTGTTAAGAGTCTCTTGATCTACTACCTTGAATACAATCCCTGCATTCTCAAGAGTCTTGGCAATAAGTCTGGAGACTGCTTTCTCTACACCAGTAAGATGTGGAGACTTGGCCAACTCCGTAAAAACTGTTTCTGCACGAGGATCTTTGGCGATAACCCCGTACATTTGGTCTGCTACTTGAGTTCTTTTCCAAACAGCATCGGAGTTATCTAGAACTTTTTCTGAAATATCAGCAAGAATATTCTCACGGCTGCGAGAAGCCAGACGACCAGTCTCATTAGCTTCAGCAATAGCTCTAGCTACATCCGGATCTACTCGTTTGTAGATACCCGCTTCCGCTTCCGCAATCTTAGCCGCCCGGTTGGCTTGATCCTCTGCTATTTTAACTACTTCATAGGGAACCCCCTCCCTTTCAGTTAATGCTTGCTGACGTGCCCTAGCAGCTTGCTCTGGAGCAGTATCGTAAATAACTTCTTCGGGAGTATATTTAAGACCCTCAACTCTGTCCCCTAACTTGGGTTGCAGATCAAGACTGCCCTGCCTAGGAGGTTCAGGAGCCCTTTCAGGGGGTGCAGTACGGCGCTGAAGATCCAAAGCGCCCTGTGGGTCCGTAAAAGGATCGTATGGGGTGCTTCTTTGCTGTTCATCAGGGTACCGCCATTGATAAGCAGTTCTATCCCTACCAGTACCCACCATGTCCGAAGGAAGTCTTTCAGCAGGAGCAGGAGTAGCGGTTAGATCCGCTTCTCGCTTAAGGGGATCCGTGGCAAGAGGACCAACCCGCATACCGGGTTTAGTGCCTTGCTCTACTCCGGGAGCATTAGGATCTCGTTCTGCTTTGTCAAGATCAACTCTCTTACCTTGAGGAAGATCACCAACCCGTCCCTCTTCAATAGTTTTAGCAGCTTGGGTTTTAGGAACACTGTATGTAGGATCATAGGCACCGGGATCGGCTTTAGTGTACTCTAGTTCTCCACCTTGTCTCCCTTGGAATTCATCGTTACCCATTGCCCTACGGGCTTCTTCACGGGCTTTGGCTTCTTGTATGGATTGTGTTTCATTTACACGAGCAGTTTCTTGGGCGGTTCTGGTTGCCTTTGCTCTGGAGGCAAGAGGAAGTACTGCCCCTGCCCCTAATAAACCAGCATTAGCTACAGCCTCCGTACCTGTACGTACAAAGGCTTTGGCCTTTTCTCCCAAGATATCTGGAACGTAGTTCTCAGCCCCTTCTCCTAATTTACCTATTCCCTTGGAGATAAGTTCTCCTACGTGTTCTTCAGTAGCACGAGCACCCCCAAAGATATCGTCAGAAGGTACGCCAATATTAGTATATGGGATCTTGGGTGCTCTTCCCCACTCGGCTCCGGATTGGATTGTTTTTACACCTTCCGAGATAGCCTTGTCGAGACCTTGCCCCATAAGAAGCCTTCCAGCCGCTTCAGGGACAGCCAGAGCGCCCCCACCGATAGAACCTAACATACCCCCAAGGCCCCGTACTTGGCCTTCTACAAAAGCTGGTACAAAGCCCGCAGCTTCTTTTAATGCACCCCCGGAAGTAGGATCAATGAGAGGTTTACCCCCCACACGGTCCGCTTGTGAGGAGACTTGGGCAAAAGACTTCTTGGCGTAAGCCAATACTTCTTCTTGTGAGGCCCCTTCCGGGGCTGTCACCTCATATCGCTTACCATCGGGAGAAGTTATTTCATAGCGTGGCATTAAGGTATTGGCCTAATACCCCAACCATCTTGGGATGTTGCGGGTTGTGTTGGCACTTGTCCCGGTTGACGTACTTGCCCACCAGCAGCCCTAGGAGAAGATGGCCGCTGGATAGGAGGTAAGCCTACTTGAGAACGAGCTTGGTTAACATACATTCCATAAGCATTAGAGAAATATTCTTCGGTTTGTTGCGGAGTAGCACGCATCCCGTCGATAGATTGTCTCCAAGAGTCCGTACTCTTGCGAGCAGCTTCCGTAGCCTTTTCATTCGTGTAATAGCTAAGAATTTGCTCCGCTTCTTGTCTCCGTTCTGGACTAGCTTTTGGGTCATTGCGAATGCGAATAGCTGTTGGGATGGCGTTAGCCCCCGAATAACGATCTCGCTCCCCTTCTTTGGCAAGTCGAGCATTGTGACGGGCATTTTCTCCAGCCTCCCTCATTTTAGCAATTTCAATAGATGCAGCATCTTTCCGGGTTTCAAGGGCTAATTGCCTCATATGGGGGATAGAATTAGTCAATCCCTCCATAAGAGGTTTCCAAGATTGCGGATTATCCAGTTCATCAGGTAAATCATACCCGATATTCTTATATTTCTTACGTTGTTCTTTAAGCCACTTGGCTCCTTCTTGAGGACCTAGTTGTGCAGCACGGGGAAGTAGATCCATGACAATCTGAGCTTCCCTAGATACCTTGTTCCAATCCATATCCTGCTCATCTTTTTTGAGACCCATTACCGCTTTCTTGTAATCAATGGGGCGCATCTTGGCGTTTTGTTCATATCCTCCAAGAGTGTCCTGTGCCTTACCTCTAGCGAGTTGAGCAATGAATGGTTGTTCTGCTTCTAGACCAAGACGCGCGTTAGTTCTTTTAAGATCATTAATAGGTAGATCTTTCTTCTTCTCTTCCAGATCAATCCCCGCCTCTTCTTTACCAAGTTTCTGTAGAAACAGTTGGTCATTCATTAGCTGATTGAATTGATTCTGTTGATCCATCCGAAGAATACCGCCAAGGGCTCCGGTGAATTCCGGAGTCTTGGGAGCAAACGAGGCAGGATTAAGGAAAGGTTGTACCATTATGTTAATCCAAATTGTTTAGCAATTCCCGGTAGTTGTTGTAAGAAACTCCCGATGTTGGCGTTAGAACTATTCTGGATCCCGGAAGCTAGTTGAGCCCCTTGAGCTTGGATACCTGCTCCCGTACCCGGACTAAACCCTGCTCCCGCATTCTGAGCCAGTTGACCTTGGAACAAATTAGCGTACTTCATTCCCTCATCGTTAATACGCGATCCTACGTTGTGTAGAACGTTACTGGAGTTGTTGTACCCCCTAGCTGCTGCGGCGCGCTCTACGTCGCTCATAGCGGTTCTACGGATGCCTGAGAACACAGGATCATTCTGGAAGAAGTTAGGATCCATGTACGATTGCTTAAGTTTATCTTGGTAGAATCCCCGTTGGGAAGCAAAAGGATCGGCCTTGTCTGCAGCACTCCGGATGGTATCATTAAGTGTATCCATTCTATTTCTGTCTTGGAAATAAGACAAAAGTGCTCCTGCTCCTTGTAAAAGTGGAGAAGAAGTCGTTGTACCGGCCTCGTTAGTTACACCAAGGACCTTAAGGAATTGGGATATCCAGCTAGGACTTGCGGGCGGGGCACCACCTGTACCGGGAATAGAAATCTCTCCTTCAGTTGGTACAGGCAGTCCCGGATGAGGCATACCGGGGTTGGGCATCCCCCCTTGGGGAATATTGGGATCTATCCCTGTTGGGGGAGGCATGGTTCCCGGAAGAGTGTTACCTAAATCGTATAGTTCTTGAATATTTTCAAGATTTCCATAATTAGCAGGATTCTCAATACCGGACATACTCTGAGGATCAAATCCTGCATCACTCACAGGAACTACGGGAGATTGTAGGGTAGAAGGATCCCATAAAGAAGGATCTAGTCCCGTAGCAGCCCCTGCACCGGCCCCTAAAGTACCACCAAGATCCGCGTAATCCCCCGGAGTAAGTCCATTAAAATCGGCAAGACTGTCGATGCCAGTTGCAGCGTCGCCAAGTGCGCCGATGTTGCCTAGCGCGAATTCTCCTAGACTACCAATACCAGTCATCAAGCCGTACATCTTCAGGCCAGCCGGAACGATGTCGTTTACGAGATCGTCCCAAAAACTGCTGTTGTCGCCCAATCCCCAGTCGTATCTATTTTCACCTTCGGCGGCGAGTACCTGCCCGACTCCGGGTACGTCAACGATCCGTGGATTCTGGTAGAGCTTCTGGATCATCTCCTGAATCGGAATCCCGGCTTTCGGTAGCAGTCCGTTCTGGTAACTCTTGATAAGGTCAGAAACCGGCAGAGCATGGGCAGCGCCGGCTTGCTGTGCCAGAGCGTCGAGAAATGCTTTTCTAGTCGGAAACTCTGAATGGCCCTCACCGTCGTCTGTATACATCCAGCCCGGGTTAAACTGCCCTTCCTGAAATCCGCCACCGAAATAGGCATTGGGCAGTGCGAATCCTGCCGCGTCCAGCGTACCGGTCGTGCCCCGGTTGTAGGCGTCGTTCGCGTCGCGAGCCTTGTCCACGAACTGAGCCATCCACGCGGGAATTCCGCGCGTCTTCGTCAGATATTCCTCGGGTGACGCATAGCCGCTTGCAGTATTCCAGCCGGTCGATTTGGTCGGTCCCCATGTCAGGTCGCCAAATCCGTCATCGACCCACCCGTATTCCCCGTCAACCTGCTTCCAATAATCTTCCCAAGCCATATATTACTCCTTTATAGTACCTGCCACCCTGACCCTTCTTCATAGACAAGGGTCTCGTTTGCGGATAAAGCTTTCTTGATAAGAACTCTGTTTGTACCGCCTGTGTCTACCTGAACGGTAACTGTTTGACTTACGGTATCGGCATTGTGTACCGATAAATAAACAACGTTTCTTGTTGTATAGTTAGGAGGGGCAGATAAGAGTGTTACTACCCCGGTACCGTTAGTTGCCCCGGATCCGTGGGAATGTTTTATTTCGTGTGCATCTGCTTTACTTCTGGCTGCAACATCGTGGTATACGACATTATAATCACAATCATTTGTTGTTTTGGCAGCACCAAGAAGGACTTCAAGAGTCTTGGCTGTTGTATCAAGAGCGATTGGCATTATTGTCCATGTACTGTGTACTCAAGTTCAAAGCCTTCTAGACGACTTGTAGCATTTGTGCCATCAACAGTTTGTTGAAATTTAAATCGTCTGCGTCTACTAGCACCCAATCCGGAAATCCATTGATTAAGACTTGCTTGATTTATGGTTCTTGCTGTGGAATAAGAAGCTCCATCATCATCACTCCAAGACACACTCCAGTTATTAGTAGATCCTGACGTAGGATCTTCCCCAACAAGTCTTAATTGATGAAAGGTTTTATACCGAGAAGTCCCAAAATCTATATTTCCCGTTTGAATAGTTGCTGTCCAGTTAGTATCTCCTCCAGCGGAAGTGGTGTCCGGGGAGAATCCATCTGATACCTGTAATCCGGCGAGATATTGCCCATTGGAACTTCCTCCACCACCATTACCACAAAGAATTCCCGAATAACAATTTGACCATATTCCGTGAGAAACATCCCAATTACCTAAACTCCCAACAGTAAAGAAAGTTGTATGATTTTTTAAACTTAAATTTATAGCAAAGAACTTAACAATATTGCTATTTACAGTAGAATTTCCAATTAAATACAAATACCCTCGCATAGAAACTACTCCGTTTAAAGTAGTCGAATAAGCATTTGTTGAAATAGAATCTGTAATTAATTTATCAAGTTCAGGAGTTGAGATCTTCTCTACTTTCCCATCATATTTATAAATTCCAGCAATTATTTTACTTCCGGAACTAGGTATTGATATAAAATAAATACCATTTGTTCCTTTAATAATAGTATTTCCTTTATAAGGATAAGCATGTGCTTTTAACGCCCCTTGTCTATAACTAGCCTGTTCTATTTTTTCGAGAGGCGATCCCGTTGGGTTGTTGGAGATTTTAAAAAGTTCAAGAGATCCTGTCCCAAAAGCAACAAGAGTTTCTCCCCAGAGAGCTAGTCCTGCCCCTTGATCTGGTTCTACATCCGTACCAATGAAATCCCCAGACCAAGAAGAAATGCTATTAAGATCCGAATTATATATCTTTCCATCTTTAGCCATAATGAAATGATATCCATTAAGATATACCATTTCTCCTACATTGTCAATAGCCGTGAATTGTGCATCTGAAATCTGGGTAAGGGCCGGGGTACCTTCTACATGAAAAAACCACTCACATTTAGGAGATCCAAGTTCTTGACATGTTCCTACCAAAAGTGCTGGAGTAGTATCAGAAAGAGTCTCTAGTAGATATCTCGGATAAGTATATCCGGCACTAGCTGTTGCTGTGTATCTTCCTAGACTTTCAATAGCTAGTTGAATTGTGGTTCCTGTACAACCTACAGCTACGTATTTATTGGTTGAGGTAGAAGCGGTTGACCATTGAATTGCTCTTGTTGTGGTGGTTGTAGGATAATCTGCTCCAGCACTTGTCCACGAAGGACCTACTAATTGAGTAAATCTTCCTCGTTTACCTAAAAAATAAGTAGTTTGCCCTGAAATGGGATTCTGTACTTGTTCAAGAATAACATTTTCAAAGTACTGATCTCGCGAATACACCGTTCCCACATCTGTATCCCTGAAATAAGTGCTCCCTACAAAGGGAATGAATTGCTTCTCCCTAGGCACGTTGCTCCTTCATACACATTACAATAAGAAACTCCATGATCTGTTTATCTGTGATATCTACCATTGCAGTATCCCCCAGAATAACCGATCTCACTTGCTTAATAAGTGCAGCAGCTTCAGGAGGAACATTGACCGATTTCGGTTTGTTGAAGACGTGTTCCATATATGCGGTAGGAACCTCCTTGTAGCGATTGTAGCAAGCTTGGAAGCGTTCTTCTTTGGTATCTTTGGCAAACCCACTAGCGCATAGACAGGTTAGGAGTAAACTGAATAGTGCCTTCTTCATAGTCATTTTGAGATACCATATCAATCCATTTATCTGCTTGTTTACGAAGAAGTCCCTGTGCTACAGGTTCAAGTCCATAATCAGGCGCGAGCAGGCAAGCCAGTTCAAGAATGAGAGGTAGATTCCATTCCTGTGGGAAGTCCGGGTTGTCCCCTGTAGCATCAAAGTCCCCGAGAGGACGTACAACTTGCATGACTACAATACGATCTCCGTTGGAGAACCGTGGCCAGAAGTTGACGATTCCCGGATCAATCTGTGGATCATAGTAAAGCTTGATTGGGTAACTCTCTGTTGACTTGATTGACAATTCCATGTATTCATGGCTAGTGATAATCTCTATTGGAGTATCTGAATCCCCTGCTACTTCCTTGCTGTAAGCTTTCGTAACCCGAAGAGGACGAGCTAGTTTTGTTTGGTAGTAATAGACTCGGTTTCCGGAGGAAGCGGCACTGGATACTCCTGTGGTGAGAGTAACTTCAGTACTAGGAGGGTTTCCATTAACTGTCGTCCAATGCATATCGCCATTATCAAGCTCAACCCCGATATAGTAGCCATTAATGCTACCGGGAGCAGTACTAACGTCAATAGTAGTATCGCTAGTGGCCGAAGCAGCCGAAAGAGTAGTAGTTGTATAACTTGCCGTAACATGTCCCCCACCTGTACCAATACTTGCTTGACTTGTACCACTTACCGGAAGCAGGTAAGCAGTCTTAAGGGACCAGAGAGGCATTCCCAGACTGGCATTCCAACTCTTTACAATCCCGTTAAGGAGCATGGCTCCGTGTGTATATTGTGCTGTAGAAGGGGTACCATCCTCACTGACTACTCCTATCTTGCGATAGGCATAGGTGATGATGTTATCCCGAGTAACTGTCCAATCAGTACTGGTGGCAATAGTCATGGTTATTTAATCCCGAAGAGGTGTAGAACCTGATCCTTGAATGCTAACATCAGTGTAAAAAGACATGAAAATACGAAAACCACAGCACCAGTGATCGTTTTAGTTTTAAGAAATGTTTCTTTAATCTCAGCAAATTCTGCCTTAAGCATTTGGCGTTCATTTTTGCTATCCTCTAGCCTAGCTTCAATAGATATGAGTCTTTGTTCTGTGATAATGGTACGTTCTAGTATAGCATCGAGTTTATCTTCAGCATTGTTCATAGCGTGTTTGGGTTGAAGGTTCCACTTGGGACGGTACTTTCTTGCGTACCAGAAGTTGTATCGTAGACAGGGCCTACGCTAATATCGGGCGGCTCGGGTCTGGACCAAGGAATTGGTTTTTCAGTCCGAGGAATCTTTGCGAAATCTTGGGGGTGACGAGTTTCAAAGTCTTCTTTACAAACCATCTTGCCGTCCCATCTCTCTTTGAGTTGATGGTTCTTGAATTCAAATCCACATACGTCACAAATGGCATTAAATTGCCGACTCAAGATTATTCCTTTTTTGGGCATTTAAAGATCGATCTTGGTGACACTGTTTACAAATTTTCATTTACTTCATCTTTGCTTTCTTGGTACGGGGAAAGGAACGATTCTCATTATCAGTTTGTACACGCAGATTAGAAGAAGAATTGGAGCCTCCTTTAGAAATAGGAGTCTTGTGATCCACATCCTTTCCATCACCCTTGCTTACTGCCCCTTTCTTTTCCATCTCGGCACGAGCAGCGTTACGCTGTGCCCGGTTCTTGATTTGTTCCGGTTTACCTTGGTAATTCTGATACTCTGATTTGTAATTACGTGCTTTAGGCAATTTCTTCTCTCCTTGCTTCATATCGTCTATGTCTCATGATATAACCACCCGTCATCATGAGCATTCCTTGGTTGCCATCATCGGAGGGGGCTGCTGGAGCGGCCCCATCTCCCCACATCCAGAAACCAAGTAATCTAAACATTGATTTCCATCTCAATAGCCAAGGCAATCTCCCGATCCTTTACTCCGGGAAGAGCATTCTTGGCAGCACGGAATACTTGATGTCTTTTGAATTCCCCGGATTCCTTACCGAACTTTGTTTCTACTTGATCGATAAGCATCCGTACAGTTCTGTTAACTACATTGTCAGGGACAAGGAAGTACTTCACTCCGTAATGTTCAAGAATCTTATAAGCTAGTTTAAGTAGTAGTTCTTTCATCATGGTCCCGCAGGATCGACAGCACTGATTGGATCACCGGCTGTAGTAGTTATTGCTGCTGTCCAAGAAGACGTAGCATCATCTTCCTTGTAGATTGTAGCGGTACCCGCCGCAATTGCTACCTTATTACGAATAGCCCGAAGAGCTTGTCTAGGAGTACGTACGGTCGTAGAGCCACTGTCTGTACCTGTAGCCATGTTGCGATCTAGAATACCATCTGCAATCTCATTGACAGCATCTGTAGCAAGGGCTGCTGCACTGACTGCCCCTGTACTGATTGTTATAGTCGTAGCATCTACTTGGTTAGCTGTGGTGAAGGTAAGTTGATCTGTCTTAACTTGGATTGCATCAACTACCGTATCTACAGTTGCTAGTGCCGCTGCAGTAGCAAGTCCGGATTGAATCTCCGTAACTGCCGTTGCTGCGATAGCATCTGAATCAATAGCGTCAGTAGCAATGACCGCTGCAGTAATAGCATTGTTGGCAAGAGCATTAACGGTACTTACGGTACTTACTGCACCTCCGCTAGTCGTAATTGCCCCACCACTAACTACGGCTGTTGCTGCGATATCATTAAATCCTGTAATATTGGTAGTCTTGGCCAAACTAAGTCCAAATGCCGTACTTGTAGGATCACACGCAGTTGTAATTACATTAATAGTTACAGGAATCGCTCCAGTACCTGTAAAATTATAACCTATATCATTTCCATTAGTGTCTGCTTGATCTAAAGCAACTTTGTACCAACCCGTAGTACCATCTTCTGTAATTGTAGTTCCTGCTTGTTTTGCTGCAAAAGTACCGTCAAGACAAACACGCATCGTCCACGACACTCCAGATTTAATTCCTCCGGTAGAAGAATCAACACCTTGAAAATGAATGTATTGTCCTGCTGTATTTTTACGAAACATTTAACTTACTCCCACTCCAATAATAGATGTTGATCCCATAGCCCACGCAGGGACGAATGTCGGAGCAGCAGCAGCCTGATAGACAATTCTCTTCCGGTTGCGTATCGGCTCGACAACCTGATACGGGTCAATGGCGAATCGAAGCGCATCCTCGTCGCTAAATCCACCCTGGAATACCATCACGAAGTCGATGTGCGTCCCGATCAGGTTCACACCGGAATTCCGCCCGACCTGAATATTGGTCAAAGCGCCTTGCGTACCATTTCGTGAGGCGGTGCCGCCGAACACTCCGTCCCCAAAGGCCCGAAAGTTTCCACCACCACCAGAACGCAGTGAATAAGTAAAAACACGATGCGTATTATTTGTTCCGCCGCCGTGCGGAATCGTAACTGTGTTACCGCCGAATAATCCAATAATCCCGCCAGAAGCAAGGTGAATTGGATTCGCTCCAGCGCCAATAGACGACATGCGAATGCTTGTAGTTGATTCCCTTACCCCAGCGCGCCAGCACACAGTACATTCGGTCTGCAATCCGTAACCACGTTCCAGTAATGTCCATTGCACATCACCGGTCGTCTGTGCGGTTAACGTACCAGTCCGAATGCTCTGACCGTTTCGCCACGTCGTCCCTATAGTTGTTGTGTTTGTAGAGACACCCTGCGTTCCGGTGATGATTTCCAAGCCGTTTGCCATGACGCAAGCAAGCATCTTGTAACGGCGCACAAGAATGTTGCTGCTGTTTACCGCAAAGCCGCCCGCCCGCTGGATTGATGTCCCCCCCGTCATATTGGCCACCCTTGCCGTTTGCCCTGTGCAACGACAGCCTGAAACAGTCCCTTCCCGTGCGTCGTGATCTTGATCCCGTGCAGAGGTTTGAGCGTGGTAGGGATGTGCTTTATTTGGGCGTGAAGATCAGCCGTAGTGAGGAATAACTCCCCAGCAACTTGCACTTCCACGACATTTTCCACCTTATCGACCGCCGTAACTGCATCTGCCTTGTCGATACGAAACACTCGGTCGTCTCGCACCGTCGAGTCAAACCCAAATAGATGTACATTCCTTGCTCCAAGAATATACATCAGCACAATAGCCCGCTCACCCGTTGTTGGACCGCCACTGACTCGTGGCAACGCCGGATTCCAATCATCATCATCGTGCTTGATACGGCAATGAAACACCGCAACATTATATGCAGCCAAATGTTCCCAGATTGATGGGTGGCAGTGTGAAGCAATAAGATATGTTGTATTATTTTGAGGACGAGCAAAGATTTTTGCAGTACTTTCTTGAGCATCACAATGCACGGCAAAATCCGGTACTATGTCCATATCCAGCAACCACTCGTGCGCTCGTTTTACAGCGACCACTTGAGCACCCGCAGCAATCAAGTCGCGAAGTTCACCAAGACAACTTTTCACAGATGTTCCACTACCCACGATAGCAATAGGACATTCAACAGGTGGAAGCATGTGTGTAATTTGAGGAAGTCTTAGATTTAATCCACGTTTACGTTGTGCATAAAATTTCTGCACATCTACATTTAATTCTCCTTCAGGCGGATTATAGGGATATCGTACTCCGAACTCTGGGATGGGTTGTCCGGGAGTAAAAGATAAATCCACACTACACCGTCAGAATGGAATCAGTCGTCACGATCTCGGCCTTTGCGACCGTGCTTACCAGCGTTCCGTTCTTCGCTGCGTCAACCACGATCCGCAGCCGCTTGATGCCTTGCAGATCAACCGGGATGCACCACTGCTCCGCTTGCGAAGTCACAACTGCAGGCCCGCCGAGTGTGTGCGTTTTCAGCAATGGATCAACCGTAGTGACGTTGGGCGAAGTTATCGACATCGCTTTGACGAATTCAGAATCGGCAACTGTCGCGGAGTGATACACAAACAAATCCGCGCCTGCCGATAATCCATTGATTGTTCCGGTGTTGACGACACTCGTTCCTAACGTAGCAGTAGCTGTAACTTGATGAGCAACCGCAACGGTCCCGCCAAGTCCAGTCACCCACGCAACCACGGTAGACCAATCGTTATCGCTGACAGCCGACGAGGATTCGATGCGAAACTCCACCGCGCCCGTCATCGACGTGGTTCCGGTGCGACCAAGGCGCACGAAGACGTTTCCGAAGTCCTTGGTAGAAACATCCAGTTCCGTGCCCTTCGTCACCGCTCCTGCTGCAGTGACGGTCATAGGTAGAAGTGTCTGATTTGCAGTTTTAGATTGTGTACTTGTTAATGTAGCCATTAAGCAATTGCCTCTGAAATATCTTCAGTAGTTAGTGGACCCACCCACCCAAGTGTTGCTGGAGCACTTGTACTTCCAGTACCTGTAGTAAAAAGACGCTCTGCTTTTGTTACTTGACGACGTAACATTAGATCAAGCGCATCGCGTGTTGCTTGTCCTTGGCCTCCAAGAGCCCCAGAGAAAGTATCCAACAGAAAGGTTTTAATATCGTCGCGAGCAATGAAAGCAGTTGTATTCATACGTAAAAAATCACTTACTCGTTGCAAATTAGCTGTAGTCATTGCGGCTACTGCAACATAATTGACTACTTTCCCAATTTCGGACGGATCTACATCTGTACGAAATGCCCAAAAAGCAGGAGTAGCAAGTTGATTATAAAGATCTACGATGGGTTGGAGTTGAGAAGAATTTAACCATGTTTGTACTGCTGGATCTGCAATAAGTGCAGCCCGAAGAGTTGCTTTCTGTGTTTGTGTTAAAGTGCCCATTTATTTCTTTAACCTCATCTTGATTACAAAATTATAACTTCCATTGGCACTACCTGCTGTGGAAGTAAGAAGGATATCCCCAGTGCCATTGGCACCTTGGTCAATCTTGCCCCCATAGGGCATATAGTCGATATAACCTTGTCCGGAGAAAGATCCGATGATGTTATCGGTATCCCTGTCGAACTCTAGGAGTACGTTCCCGTACCCCTGAATAGTCCACCAGATTTCCATTACTGCAATCTTGCTAGGTTCAATACCCAGTGGGCCAATAAGAGCACTCTTGTCTACAATGACTGCATCTGCGTCATCGCTATCAAAGACTTTACGTACATTGATAATAAGTACGTTTCCACCACTAACAATTGTTTGTACAGTAGGAGCAGCCATTTATGAAACTACCTGTGGTTGAGTTAAACCTTGATACCAATCCGACACCTTCATCACATCCAGCAACCCTGCGGCCCTATGCCGTGCCAACAGATCAATGAACCCGGTAAAGTCGGCTTCGTTCGTTTCGACCCCCGTCGCCCCACTCGGCACGATGTCGTGGAACATCGCGACATAAGTCCCGCCGTACTTCAGCAGGTTAGTGATGTTAGTCGTGGCTTGGGCAAGACTCAGGGATGCACCGTGATTCCCGATCTTCAGGTTCACGATGTTGTCGGTGTAGGTTCCGGCAGACGGTTGATTGATCCTGCACGTCGTTGCCGACGCACTGTCCACTCCGCGCATGACCTTGACGCCTCTCCGCGCCAAAGCATCCAGCGCCGTTTGATCGTAAAGTCCCTGCACGAACGGATGGTAGATGAACGGATTCGTGATTCCCCACGTCCGCAATTGCGCCGCAGCCGCGTCGTATTCAGCCATGTAAGCCTTCAGGCCGGATGACGCGAACGATGTATTTGTGACGTTGTGCACTTGCACGTCATGCCCAGCAACTTGCAGAGTCAGCAATTCCGCAGCTGTGCAGTACGTGCTGTCATTGGTTCCAATCTGCTCGGTGCCGACGCCGAACGTCGCGAGCATATTGTTCGTGAGCAGATACGGTGCCGCAGTATCGACCCAGGTATCGGAGGCGTCGTCAAACGTGATGATGACGCACGGGCGAGACTTCGGCGCAATCGAGAAAGAATCGACCCAGAACCGGCACGCCTCGCCAGACTTCGGTACTACTCTGATCTTCACACTCGCCAGAGTGTCTGAGCCATAGGTGAACGTGTTCACACTGGTGATATGCGAGTTCAGATCGAACGTGATCGGGCCGTTCCGATTGTTCACGTTGGACGATTGCACCGTCAGGTTGCGTTGCAGGTAGCGCGTATAGCTTGCCGTACCTGCGTACAGCTGCACGTCAGCGACTTTCTGCCAGTCATCGAACCACAGCCGAAACGCTATCGTTTCCCCATCGGGCCACTTGGCCACACTAAGCCCGGTGTGGATCTGCACTTCCGTGTTGGTGTTCCCGGCAGGACAGTCCACGCGAAGCCGGGTAGCGCCGAACGGAGATGCCGCGTCGTATGTGTGCGTCGCCGCAGTGCCGGTGTCAGACTTGGTGACGTTCGTGGAGTTGGAGAACGTCTTGATGGTCTGTGCATTAGGCGAGCCATGTGCTTGCGCGTATCCACTAGGCCACGCCGCGAACGTCGTCATGGCTTACACCGCACGCCAGAGCACGGCGACGAGGTTGTCGTCGCCCGCGTTGCTACAGGTGATCGTCAGTGCGCCCGCCGAGTTGATCGCGCCAAGGAAGTCCTTGAACCCGACCGATCCAGCCGGCAGCGTGTACGTTTGTGCCGTTCCGTCCGAGTCAGCAAAGCCGGTGATCGCACACGTTCCGGTCAGGGCCGTGTGAATCAGAATGCCCATCAGGTGCGTATCGTTCGCAGCACCGGCCCCGATGGTCACGGCCGTTGTCTTGCTGATAATCGACAGATTGCACTCCTGCCGCACCGGCAGGTATGCCGCCGTCGCGCTCGACGGGTTGCGCAGGCCGGTGATGTTGCCTTGTTCTGTTACATGCAAAGCACCACTTGTTTCTTTAATAGGTTCATGTCTTGGCTTAGAACCAGATCCGGTACCCGTATCAAGAGTAGTGGATTGTCCAAGAATACTTACATAATCGCTTGCCATTAATACATCTCCTCACGCATAATTAAATTCTCCTTTAGGAGAGGGCCTAGACGTTTGCCTAGGCCCCCTAATCAAACTACGTTATGCGTCGGTTGCTTCAGTTTTATTGAGTTTAATTGCGGATTCCCCTACTAGGTTGGCTACTAGGAGAGATCCTCCTGATGCAGCACCAGTACCACCACCAAAGTATTGGAATGTTGCCCCAGTAACAGCTTCCGTAATGTTTGCAGCATTATCCGCAAGCATCATGCAAATATTAGGTCCAATTTTACCGGTAGAGCCTGTAACTGTATCAATAATAGCAATATCTGCAGAGTTCTTCGTCCAGATATAACCATCATAGATTTCAATATCTACAGCAGCCGTAGTCCTAATATCAATGGCACCTACTGAGAAATTACCAATAAGTTTGAAATTGCGAATTACTGGATTGTCCATTCCAGTAAGTGCGATGGCACTTGCACCGCCTGCGGCAGCAGCCCCATTATGGAAATATCCATCAATAAGAAGTCGATCTGCGTTAGCATCCGCAAGAATAACATCGGTTGCTTGTCCAGTGACATCTCGATACTCACAATCGATAAGTTTAAAATCAGCGGCATTTACATCAATAGGACCGGCAAGAGCATCAATACCACCAGTAAACAGGAAGTTTACCATTGTGATATTGGCAGCATCTACATCCATGTCTGCCGAGGTGGCTGTAGTAAAGTTAATGGTAGGGCGGTTAGAACCAGAACCTAGTCCAATAAGAGCAATACCAGCAACATCAAGATCAAGTCCTGCGGCAGCGGTTACGGTTTCAGTATGACCAGGACGTACAAAAATAACGTCGCCTCGGTTAGCAGCACATTGACCTACGGCAAAGTCAATGGTAGAGAATGGAGCTAGAAAAGTACCTTTATTCCCGTTAGAAGCCGTCTTCTCTCCTTCAAGAAGAGTTGCGGAATTACCTACCCAGAAAACACGTCCGGGATGAGTTAGGGCAAGTGGTACTCCTTTAATAGTAATCCCGTGAGCAAAACCTCCGGGAAATTGACTTACTGATGGCATTTTATGATTTCCTCATTTTAGAGAATAGGTCTGAAAGCATCACTTTTCAGAACCTTCTCTTTCAAAACCCTCTTCACTGACTTTAAGAAGGGCGTCTTTCAAAGCGCCTCGGTACACTTTACTTCCGATGTGTCCAAGTTCAATCGAGGGATCAACCCAAATGTCTTTCCCTGTTACTTCTATATACCTCTGCATGAAGTATATATCTTCTCCTAGGATATGGCCATCTTGCTTGACAACATCAAAGAAGTTGTAAATATTCTTTTCGTGATTGTGGTTGTATCTTTCCGTATGAGGTTTAAGATCCTCAAACACACTTCGGTCAATTACTACGAACCCTAGACCAAACCCACTCATGCTAATCAGTCCGTGTTCATTGGTACTGATTGTGTTACCTTCCTTACTCTTGCCGTATCTTCCAATGAACTTCATTGCATCATTCTTGGTAGGATACATTGCCCCTACAAACGGATAAATACTTGACCAGCAACAGAGTCGAAACAAATCGTCTACATTCCAAGTGATATCACTGTCGATGAAGATTAACTTGTCTGCTCCACTCTTCTCAAGAAAATTCTGTGCTACTCGATTACGTGCGTGTTGTACAATACTGTTATTAAGTTCATATGTGAATGCTAGACTGATACCTTGTTCCGTGAATCTTGTTGCTGTCTCTATTAGACTGATTGCCGTATATGCCGGGACACTTCCCATGATTGGCATACCGATGCAGAACTTTATCTTGCTGATGTCGAACTCTTGTTCCAAAGGACTCTCTATATGAAAAAGCCGGTTGATAAGCTCAACCGGCAAAGCTTAGTCGTTAAGCCCCTGACGATCCGAACACTTGGCGGGGATCACTCCAGCCGAAAGAACAGCGGAAGGTTGCCTTGTATTTGGCGTTGTCGGTATCGAAGTCGTCATCTTGGTCGAAGCTATCGCCACGACGCTCGAAGTACTTCATACCGTCAGGAGCATTGGTGCGAATGAACCAAGCATCCGTATCGATAAGGTAGTGGTTAACCTTGACCCCACCGGGGAAACGTGAACGAACTACGTTTACGGTGTTGTTAGCAGTACCGACTTCGTACTCAGTCTTCATGATCTTGTCAGCCTCAAAGGAGAGGTCAACAGGAACGATGAGAGATTGAGGCATGATCGAAATCTTGAGTCCACGGTCATTAGTGAACTTCATGAGATCAATACATGCTTGCTCTAGTGCTGCTTCGCTAAGATCTGCCGAAGTGGACAGTTCGTTAGCATAGATACCCCCGGCAATGTTGGGGTGATCCGTGGCACAAAGTTCCTTCGCATCTCCACCAGTGTAGCTGGAGTTGAAGGCGCGGTTGTACACGTTAGCTGCAAGGATTTCCTTGGTTTGGCGCATGGAGAAAGCAAGACCTTTTGCCTTACGCTCACCTACCACGTCGTAGAGATCGTCTTCAACCATCTCACGGGTGATAATGAAGCCAAGGGCATACACTACGTGCTGGTAGCGAGTAATGAAGCCTTGACGTTCGGTGTCGTAGGATACGGACTCACCTTCGCCTTTGACTTGCGCTAGGCCAAAGCTGGAGACTGATACATCTTCTTCAAATGCTTTGCGGCTAGTGTACTTGTCGAATAGATCGGTCCATTCGACTTTGTGCTCATTGTACGCCTTACCGTACCATGCGTTAATACCGGGCCATAGGGCCTTACTAAAACTGCCAGTTGTGATAGCCATAGTTTATCCCCTATTAGAACCCGGTAGTGCCGAGACCACGGAATACGTGGGCATTGAACTTCACGAGGAAGCGACCATTAGAGGGGTTGTTGGTTGCATGATACAGACCCATACCCGGCTCTGGTTTGACTCGAAGAATCCGTACAGGATGAGTCGTGGTTGTAGCTACTGAAGTGCTGATAAGCTCCATTTGACTCTCGCCCGTGGTGGTTAGACCAGCAGTAACAGAGAATGTAGCATTAAGACCTACACTAGCAGCAGCAATAGAAGTCGTAGCAGCATCTTCTTGTACTTCAAAGATGACATTAGGATCATCTACCACTTGAGCAATCCGGGCTGCACCTGACCCCGAAGTAGGACGATAACGAAGTCCTAGATTAGAAGGTTCTGGTAGAAAGCCTACTACAACCCCTACAGGAGTATCAGTTCCGTCACCAATGGTACAACGAGAAATAATAGGCATTCCGTCAACACTATGACCTTGACAAGATTCACCACTCGTTCCAGTAGTACCCGTAAGCTTAACCACATCCCCTACATAAATGGCTGTGGTATCGCCAGCGGTAACGTAGTACATATTAAACCTACCATTCCAAGGATTACCGTCACCGTGCATTACGGGACGGAAACCATTAGGACGATCTACGTTTGGCATTTGTTTCCTTTAAGTTTGCTCTCCGTGGAATGGTATACTTGCATTAAGATCCTTGTGAGAGAGGACCTCGTGAAATTTCAAGTTTACCATACCTGCCAGAAAGAGCATTTTGTTTCATTGCAGTTTCTCTTTCATCAACATCATGCTGCTTGGCAGCTTGGTCTTCTTTGTAAAATTCGATAGGTTGTTTCATTAGCACGGCTTTCTTGCCGCCACCTACGCCCTTTTCGACAAGGGAAGAAGTACCCGAAGATGAATCCACTTTGCGATCCCCTACCTCACCAACTTCGTCTCTACGCTCGAATTCGTAGCAGGCATCAAGGAATCGCGCAATCCGTTGTTCATCCATATTGACCCAACGGTAATTAAAATTCTTGTCATCTTTATTTTCCACAGTGAGGATATTTCTTTGTGATCCTGATACCGGGATTCGTTTCTTTCTTTCTTGTTTAGCCATGTTACCTCCGTTTGGCCTGTACGTACTGTTTAACGTACTCCTCTTCAGTGAGGGCACCACTTCTAATGATCGTCTGAGCGATATCTCTTTCTTCTGCTGGAATTCTATCCAGCGTAAACTTGCCGGTGGCTTTTGCCGAGGAAGCCGTAACCTCGCGTGATCCGCCGTCTACGGCAGAAGTCTTTGAAGCTGCTCGTGGGAACTTGTCAGGATATTTGGACTTGACTTGCCGAGCTACTTCCGTCAGAAGCTTGGCATATTCGACTTGTTTCCCCTGCGCTTGTGCAGAAGTCACCATTTGTTTGGCGATCATATCTGCTTCTTGACGAAGCATCGGATCCGCTTGATACCATCCGTTGACTGTATTCCATTGATCGAATACTACCTGATGGCGCACCTGTGTATCAGTATGCTGCGGTGTGATGCTGTCGTCAAACTCTTTAATTTTAGATTGATGCTGTTCTTTGAGGGCATCAATTTCTTCGTCAATGAGCATCGCCTTGCGAGCATCATTGTCTTCCAAAGCGTTAAGTTTTTGAGCTTTCAGATCGGCTACTGCTTTGCTATAGCCTGCATCGTAGAGCTTGCGGTGTTGGTCAAACATCTTACGGAGAGCCTCTCGGTGCTCCTTGATCTCATGACCATACTTGGCGATACGTCCATAGAGTTCCCCACGGAAATTGAATTCCTTTGCAGGAATCCAGTCATCAGGATTACCATCCCATTCGTCCTTGGGCCTCCAACCGTGATCCCGAGCAAGTTGCTCTTCGGGAGAGAGTTGTGGCGTATCTGCTACTACTTCTTCTACACGGGAACTTCCCGTGTCTGGGGTGCTTTGGGGTGTAACTACGGTCTCTTCAGCCATCTCTATTTAATCCTTACTTGGCAGTCTTCGTCATTGATTACGAAGAACTCTTCTTTAGTTTCCGGATCTACTACGAGTTTACCGGCATATTGGGCAAAAATTACACGATCACCTACTTCTACCCAGTTAGAACCATCTCCCCAGTCTTTCCAAGCAAGAGGTCCAATTCCGGCAACGGTTCCTTCCATAGTTGCCATTTTATGACGTTTTTCGTCAGAACCGTACGAGATGACAATACCACTCTCTGTTTTAACTTCCAGATCTTTGGGTTTAATTAATACTCTATTTCCTACAACCTCTAACATTATATTCTACTCCTTTATTAACTCTATGTCAAGTATTTCCTGTAATCCTTCAATCTTTCCGATTATTTTATTGGTCTCTTGTACCGTAAAATCGGCATTTTCTTTATTGACGGTAGCACCGTCCTTAAAACTAAGTATTAGGTCTTTAACCTTCTGTTGTACTTCCCGGAAGTAGGATTGAGTGATTGGATGCTGCATCCACTCAAGAAAGTCCTCTTCGTTTATTGCCCGATCCTCGTGACTTACTTCCACTACGTTGCTCCTTCATCTTTTGTGCATTGGCTTCTCTACGCATAGCCATTTTATCCGCCTCTCCCATCATGGAGAGTTCGTGGTCCTGCTTCTGTTGCTCTAACTCTTGTTTGGCTTTGAGTTGACTTACTTTCAGATCTACAACCGTCTGGGCATTCTTCATCCCCAGTTCTTTCTGCTTGAATTCCAGTTCGATCTGTTTCTTCATCAGATCCATCTGGGCCTTCATCTGCTCGATCTTCATCTCCATAATCATCTGCTGTTGCTTCAGTTGAGCATCCTGTTGGGCTGCTTGAGAGTCGATCTGAGCTTTCTGCTGGACTGCCTGTGCCTTCATCTGCTCCGCTTGCATCTTCGGATCAGGTTGGGGTTGTGGCAGAAGTTCCTGTGGATTGGGTTGATCCATAGCAATAAGGATCCGTTGACCGGCCTTGGCGGGATCAACTGCCCCAAGAGGGATGAGTTCCGTGAGTTGCTGTGCCTTGATAAGACGAATACTCTCGCTGACGGTATTCGGGTCAGCAGTCGGGATTATATCAATAGTCTCATCATTATAGTCTTCCTCCCGACTTACTTTGCCCGTGAAGGTAACACCTTCCTGTGCATCCAGTACATTGAAATACTCTTCATCGTCCAGATGAGTCTTGTTTAACTGGAAGAGAAGTCCTAGTTCATCCTTTTCAGCCCTGTAAATCCGTTTATAGATGCTGTTGAAGAGTTTTAATCCTTCTTCGATGGATGACATAGTAGTAGTAGCTGGAGTATTTTGACCCGGTAGCTTTCCTGTAGAAATCTCAGAAATGCTGATAATTTCCTTCCCAGACGCAATGATAAGCTGTAACAGCGAAAGCAGAACCGGCGACGGCTCCTTGACCGGAAGTGGAAAGATATGCTTCCGGAGATCATCCCCCGTAAATTGGATCTGATGCCACTCATTCGGCTTAAAAGTAAGCCTACCACCTTTAAGTTTGATTCCTTTCCCAAGGAGACCTCCCCCAGTCGTAGCCATTGTTCCAGCATCAAGTAGCTGGTTAATCAAAGTGGAGGCAGTCTCGTTGAGAGCCCCGAGTAGGATACCAAAACCTACGTCGTAAAATCCCCCATCTGGCGAGGGAATGAATCCATACTTTACAAAATACTGCTTAGGTCTGATTTCGATGATCTTGTTGTCACTATTCTTGCGAATGGACTTCATATCAAAATTAGGGACTGCCCGGACCAACTTTCGGGAGCCCCGTTCTACGGTAAAGATCCAAGGTTCATCATAACCATCCTCATCCATGTCCCAATAAGTATGACATTCCAACATTTCATGCGGAATATCCATATCCCCATCAGGAGTGGCAAAGGTTTTCTTCTGAAGATCCTCTTTTGAAGAGGATTCTCCTTGAATTGAGGGTTTCTGGATCTCGTCTTCACAATATTTACCATCTCTCTGCCGAGAAATGACTTCATTGTGGTACAAATAGAACCTCTGGGTGATACGACGAGCATCCTTGAGAGATTTAGCCCAATAATTGACGATCAGATTGTCCGGAAGAACCAGATCAATCCGGGATTCTTGGGAAAAGTCGTCAAAATAGATCTTTTTAAATGCAGTACCACAGATCGGAACAATAAGAAGGAGTTTATCCATGTCACTTTCCCAGTAAGACATCTTTTCTAGGAGTTGATATGACATGTGTTTGCCAATTCGTTCTGCTTTCTCGGCTTTTACCCCTGCAGGATCGTATCCGATGACCTTTCCACGTACCAAACCCTTGCCATCCCCAAGAATTGCGGGCATTGCCCGTGCTTGGAACTGCAATCCTGCGATGGTAAGAAGGGGATATTTGACGTTAGCGGCTCCCGGCCACGGAAAAGACTTCTCTTCCGCTACCTGTAGAGCCATCTTGAGGTAATTCTCGTTGGCATCCATCCAAGGTTTACGGGATTGCTCGTCCTGAGTAACCCCATTACACAC